TCAGCGCGAACATAGCTGGTGCAGATTGTGGGTGGCCACACCCCAGACATGCAGGGACTCGGTCACGGGAATCGCGCGGTAATCCGGGTTCTCAGGCTGCAGCCAGACACCGGCCGGCGTCACCTGCAGGCGCTTGACCGTCATCCCACCATCGACGTAAGCGACCACGATGTGGCCGGAGCGCGCTTCCAGCGCTCGATTAATCACCAGCACATCGCCATCGTAGATGCCCGCACCGATCATGCTCGGGCCCTCGACCCGGGCGAGATAGACATGCGGCGTGCGTAAGTCGATCAGCTCATCGATAGAGAGCGTCAGCTCCTCGTAATCGGCCGCCGGCGACGGGAAACCGGCCGGCACACGGGTGTCGACGTACTGTGAAAAGACAGGGGACGGGCCAAGCTGGCCCAGGATGGTGGCGCGCATGGTACTGCTCTGCGATTACTGTATATATACACAGTAAACAACGAGCGCCGCACGCGGTCAATGTAGAGAGGTCGCCATCCGATAGCAGGCTGGAGGGGAAATGTGCGGACGCTTTAGCCAGTACCGAACGGCAATCGAATACCTGGAAGCGCTACGGTATGACAAGCCGATCGACAGCGGTATCGACCCGGAGCCAATCAACCGCTACAACGTCGCGCCACGGTCACGGGTGATGATTTTTTTTGAGGGTGACAACGGGCTACGCATGGCCAAGCTGCCCTGGGGCTACCAGCCGTTTTGGGCAGTAGGGAAACGTCCCCCAGCAATCAACGCGCGCGTCGAGACGGCGGCGAGCAGCCGTTTCTTTCGGGACATCTGGGCCGCCGGCCGCACACTGGTCGCTGCGGACGGCTGGTTCGAGTGGGTTAAGGATCCAGCGGACCCGAAGAAAAAGCAGCCCTACTACATCCGACGCAAGGACTGCGAGCCACTGTGGTTCGCCGCGCTGGCCCAGCTGGACCGCACCGGGATGGATGAGCGCGACGGCGATGGGTTCGTGATCATCACGGCGGACAGCGACCAGGGCATGGTGGACATCCATGATCGTCGGCCAGTCGTACTCGAGGCAGACCTTGCGCGCGAGTGGCTGGAGCCGGACCTACCGCTGGAGCGCGCCGAAGAGATCGTGCGAGACCTCGCGCTACCAGTCGAAGCTTTCGAATGGTTCGCCGTCGATCGCGCTGTCGGGAACGTGCGGAACGAGGGTCAACAACTCATCGAGCGAATCTGTGATCCGGTACTGTAGCGCTGTCCCGGCATGCTAGATCTTTCTCTCGATCTGATTCGCTACGCAACGCGGCGACCACATTAACCGCTTGAGCGTACCCTCGACAGAAGCGATGATCGAGCCGGCACTGCGCCGATCAACGGAAGCGATGAAATTATGGACTTTTTTATATCCACACCGGGGTTCTTTTCCGACCTGCCGGAAAAGCTCGGATGGACTGTTATCGGCAGCATAATCACCTGCCTTATCTTCGCCGGGGTGAATTTATGGAACAACCGTCAGACGATAGGTATGCAGCGTCTAGCCAATGCACGGGCGGCATCAACATTCATTGCTGATAAACGGCAGAAGTGGATAGATGACCTGCGCTATGACATGTCCAAGCTTCTATCTCTAACGCAAGAGATTTCGGAGGCATGGAAGCAAGTTTATTGGAAGTGCGGAAGCGAGCTAGATGAGCATGGGGATATCGACCCCCAAGGCGTCCATGAATATTGCGAATCACTGCGACTCGGCTTCCTGAGAAACAATGCGCCTCGCGATAGCGAGCACCACCAACTCCTCATGCGCGTCCTCCTTCGCCTGAATAAGTGCGAAGAAGCGCATCAAAATTTGATTCGTACGTTGACTGAGTTGCGCATCAGCCTTGGTGGGCTCGCTGCCGCAGCTCTCAGGGGAGAGTACGCAGATCAAAAGCTGTTCGATTCAATCGAAGCAACTGTAGCTTTAGCAATGGATTACTCAACGAGCATCCTCAAAGAGGAATGGCAGCGTCTGAAACATGAGGTTGCCGACCCGCATCAGTTGATCAAAGCCATAATGGCAACGAGCAAGCCAAAGGGGTCTGATCGCTTATAACGCAGCTGACCTTGGCGCAACTTTTCCGAGGCTGGCTGCGCCGAGAAGCTCAAACAGCCGACACTACTCCTTAATCAGCTCCTCCCGAAGCACGAGCACTGCCGCCGGCGCATTGACTCGAACCCAGAACTGACCCGCTCGGTCGCTATAATCGACCTCGAGCCAAACGCCTTCGGTGGTGAGCTGGTCCAGCAGCTCGGCCGCATCAGCCCCGTCGGCAGCCGTCAGAAATACGCGCTGCCCTGGCTTGCGATTAATTCTCAGCCTTCCCATAGGTCCTCCTTGACTTGACATGGACCCGCCACCTTACAGCCAAGCGCGCGGTGGTGATGTGACCACCTACTCGCCACGGAGAACTTGGCGTGCCCACTCTTGCAGATAAACCAGCTTCTCCCGATCGCTGATCATTCCGCCTCGGATACCCCAAACAGCTGATCCAGCTGCTGCACTGAGTTCGACGCTGGCTGCATCGCCCAGGCTGCCGGCGCCGGTGGTGGCGGACACTGTGGCGTCGGCACGGGCAACGCGGACCTCGATGCGCAGCCGGCGGCGCTCATTGTCAGCAGCAGAATACTCGCGGCGCAGGCGGTCGTTCTCATCTTGTGCATGGGTCAGCTTCTCGGTTGAGGTTGTGTCCAGGGTGGCCAGGCGCGCTTCCAGCACCAGGCGATCGGTCTGTTGTTTGCGGATGACGGTGGCGTTGGCCTCTGCAGTGAGGCGCAGTTGGTCAGCCCATTCGGTACGCTGTTCAGCGAGCTGCTTGCCGTAGCTATTGGCTTGCCACTCCCAGGCGCCCGCAGCAGCCAGCAACATCATGACGAGCACAGCCGCGCCGGCGGCAAGCAGCTTGTATTGCTTCAGCCAGGCGATCATTTCCGGCCACCGTACTCAAGGCTGAAGTGGTTGCCGTCGTTGAACCGGCCGCCCCAGCTGCCGCCGAGGCTTTCCCAATATTCGCCAAGGGGGGCGTAGTCTTCGCTGCGCGTCAGGTACTGGCCATCCTTGAACAGGTTGAAGTCCACAGCCAGCCGCTCCTTATGCAGCGATCCGGCCGAGCTGTAGGACTTCTTCTCGCCAACCGCACCATGCACACGCGGGTCGCGGTAGGCATCGCCGAAGGTCAGTTCGTAGCCCTCCTGGTAGGCGTACTCGATCAGCAGACCGACCAGGCGAGTAAAGCGGCGTTGCTTCTGTCCGAGCGTTTCGGTCATGTTTCCTCCAGGCGAAAAAAAGCCCGCATGGCGGGGCGGGCCTGATATCAAATAGACATCGTTAAAGCAGATTGATAAGTTCGTTCACTCTCAGGCGCGAATGTCGCCATTAATAACGGAGTGAAAACTGTGCCTCATTTTAAGTTTCCGGATGCAAACGAGCGGTCCCCGAAGACTCCTAACGTCCTTTGCCCTGGTGACCGTGTGCTTGAGCTCTACAATCAAGATTCAGGACAGAACGCACAACGAATCTCGAAAGCTGTTCGCTCATGGTTTTTCGAGAGAGCGCACCAGCAAGGATGGGACGGAGTTCACTTCATACCTGACGTCCAATCCAAGCATGGCGCCGGCTGCGTTATGTGGAAGAACTTCGAAAATGGCCCGAAGGTGCAGATGAGCTCGAATACCATCCTTCTGGACAACACAGACAAATAGCCTACCGCCCGCCCCTCACACATCCACATCAAAATGCGGCAGATCCGGCGCCGGGCCGGTGATCGTGCTGTCCGCGATGTAGGCCTTGCTGCTTACCGGCACGTCGATGCCGCGCACGGTGATGCGGGTGCCGGTGCGCAGCTCCACCTCGCTGATGCCTGAGGTGGAATCGATGCTGCGCACCGTTGCGACCGTACGCACACCGCCGGGCAACAGGCCGATGAAGCGCTTCCAGGGGTTTATCGTCGCCATCAGTGGTGCCGCTCCAGTTTGATCTGCTGTTTCACCCGCACCGCGCCGGTGCCCTCGGCGCTGATATCCACCGCCAGGCACAGCCCCACCCAGGCGCCGGAAGACTCCGGCACGCGGCAAAGCTGCGCCGGCAGCACCAGGCCGACGCCGTGGTCATCGTTGACCGGGAACAGCGGGATGGTGAAGCTGACGATCTCGATGTTGCCGCCCTTGCTGAGCTCGTGAATGCCACGCGCCTGATTGGCCGGCTGGTCGGTCAGCCAGTCCTCGAACACGTCCGGTGTCGGATTGTCGCCAGCGGTACCCGCCCGGCGGACAAGCATGCTCACGCCGTGCGAGGTGCCCGAGGTGTAACAGGCGTTCCAGGCCGGCTGTGGTGTCCACTCGCCGCCCAGTTCGGTCATCATCGCCGGCGGAATGATGCGGCTGATCGGCGTGTCGACATCTTCCCACGCCCAGGGCGCCGCCGGGTAACGTGGCACTACCTCCAGCGCATCCGCGTCACGCGCGGGGCGCACTACCCCGCCTACCGTTTCGGCGAGCCGGGCGATCACCTGCATGGCGGTCTGGCTCTGGTAGCTGAAGGTGCCGGCCGGGAGCGTCCAGTCAGTCGCAAGCCAGCTGAGTGTGAACCCGGTGTTCAGCAACTCGGCCTCGGCCGCCTGGGCGGCGTTGATCGGTGCGTTGTTCAGGCGGGTGCGCAACGGCGCATAGGGGGCGGCCAGCAGCTGCGGGCGGGTTGCCCCGTTGATGCTGTAGGCCTCCGCTGGGAAACGCAGCTGCCGACTGTAGCGCTCGACAAGCAGCACCCATTTCCAGCCGTTGATATCCAGCTCGACCGTCTTGGCGCCGTCCGCATCAGGGCGCACCAGGTCGAGGGCGGCCTGGGTGAAGATGTCGGCGCTGAAGCTCCAGCTGAACGAGTCAGCATCCAACGCTACCCGCACGTTCTTCGCCTCGATCGGCGTGCGGCTGGGCAGCACCAACAGGTTGACGGTATTGGCGATCATGTAGGTATCCAGAATCTCGGGATCGGGGGGCGGCTCCGGCAGCGGCTTCACCGGGCCGGGGTAATCGACATAGGGCATGTCGGTCAGCGCGCCGTCGACCTGCCGCGCCCTGCCCCAGGGCAGCGTGCTGCTCAGGCTCAGGCGCCGCGCCGATTGCCAACGCACTCTCGCCGGCCGCATGTCGGTCGGCTGAATCGCAGGCGTGGCCGGCACGTAGCGGAAGTCGAAGAAGACGCTGGGAGACGTGCTGGGGAAGTACGGCCGGCCGCCGAACTCGAACACCAACGCCCCGCTGCCGGGCACGTAGAGGCTGTCCTGCAGGGCGGTCGCGGCGTTGTAGCGCGGGCCGAACTCATTGACGCGCCGATGGCCAGCCGCAACGGTCGCATCCTTGCGGGCCGGCTTCGGGTTGTAGATCAGCCGTAGGCGCACATCCACGGCGCGAATGCTGTGATTCCAGCCCGACGACAGCCAGGCATCCTTCACCGGCACGCTGGCCCAGGGCATAGCAGCGGCCGGACGATCGTGCGGGCGAGCGGGCTGCCACACCCCCGCCGTACCGACATCCCGCGACGGCACCCGGCTCCAGGGCGCAGTCGCTGTCCGGCTGTCGGCCGGGCCGGCAATTCTCCAGCGCACCGAGCCAGCCCGGTCCAGCGGCTGCAGGGCATCCCAGGGCAATGCGGCAGCGCGCCGGTCCGCACGCACGGCGCGACGCCAGCCACTGCTGATGGATACGCTCAGCATCAGATCACCTCAACAGGAACGGGACCATGCGCAATGGGCTGGAAGTAACGCCGCGCGATCGCCCGGGCAGAGCCGAGCGGCTGCGAGGGGTTCTCGCCCTGCGCCGCCCACCACACCGGTTCAGCAGCCGGCAGTTGCCCGGCCTCGGTGATTTCATACACCCAACCAGCGTAATGGGTCGGCCGGATGCGCTGACCGACTTGCACCCGAAGATCCGGCACGAACGCCACGCCATAGTCATCCACCCCAATGGCATAGACATCGCCACCCACCACCCGCACATCGATGTCACCGCTGCCACCCGGCGTCGGGCCGTAGCCCGCCAGGCGCCACTCACCGTCTGCAGGCCGCTCGACCAGCACGATCTCTCGATTCGCCGGCAACCGCTCAACGCGGACAAGACCAGACACCTGGCCGGGGTCGCCTTGCTGGCCCCCGCCCTCGCCCATTGTGATGTTAAAGGTGTAGAGACCAGATTCGGATAGAGAGAGGTAGACGGTACGAATACGTCGGGGCAACGCATCGTCGATACCCATCGCCAACCATTCACCCTGAGCCAACAACGTGGCTAAGTCTAGAGCGCACGTTTGGGTGAAGTCGCCCGCGCCGCTTTCAGCCCAAAACACTAGCGCCAGTTGCCCCAGTGTTTCGAAACCACGATAGAGACGAAGAAACTTCACGGTCTCGGTCACTTCCCCGTCGCGCAGCAAACGGAACTGCAGACTAACAACCGGGGGCTTTATGTAACCGGGTAACCCCACCCTATAACCGAGCGCGGCAAGGACCATCACCAGAACTCCGGGTTATCTGTAAGAAGGAAAAAGGGGCAAGCATTCAATTGCCCCATACGGCAAAAATAGAAATGTTCATCTCCAAGATCTAACGGTGTGCTTCCCGTGCGGGTGTTCATTACCTCCGGATAGCCAAGCGACCGTGCGGCATGAGAGGTATTCGTTGTGTTCGGGAGTTCTGACACCACCGCTACACCGCGCAACTCCCCCGCATACACCTCACCACCCACCCAGAAGGCCTTTGCTAGCGTGGCGCCGGCCAGAGGATAAACAACACTATTCAAAGCCAAATATGAGTTGTCATCCCTGAACTGCGGGGTGTGGACCGAGAGGCCTCCGGAATCAACCAGGAGCCCGGTGGATGGGTCAACCAATGAGGTGAACCCTAGTCCTGAGAACTTCCCTAGAGCGGCGGAGTAGGTGTTGCTCGCTGTGTTTTGCCCGCCGACAGAGATGAAGTGCCCTTGCGTATCCTCACCCACATATAACGTCGCCCCAACATATGCGAGAGTGGCGGTGGTAGCCAATGAAGTGGGCGTGGGCGAAAGGGCGCTGGTTTGGCTCAGAACAAACGTCTTTTCATCTGCCACTACAGCCCACGACGAAGAAGCAGGACTGTATGCGATACAATAGTTACCTAACGCTTGCGGGGTCCCATTATTGGCCGTAACCCCCGACTTCAAGCCGTCCCCAGCCATGACATTTCCGTTCATGCCGGTGTAGGTCGCAGACAAATAAATCCTGAACAGTTGCCCAGTACAGGTTAAGCAGACATATCCCGAACGCGATCCGTTACGAAGGACTATAAAGTTCGTACCTTCGTTAACTAGCTCCCAGCCCGCAGCCGGAGCCTCTCCGTACCCATCAATTAAGCAAGCCTTGAGGATCTCTTTCAGTATTTGAAACTGAGCGACGCTGGCTGCAGCAGCGCTGTACGTCAGAGCCGGCGCCCCCGGCTGATCCCTGTGATATGCCGTAGCCATCAGTCCGCATCCCCCCTTACTTGTAGTTCAAACTGATCGTCATCGACCGTCCCCTGCCCGCTTATCACGGTGCGAATGCACCACATCGGCCCCAGCGCCGAGTCGGTGTTGAAGCGCACAGCATTGCCAGCAGCCCAACCGCTACCCCAGCCATCACGCCGGATCGTGAAGTACGGCTCGCCGGTCAGGGCGTTGATCGGTGCGCAGTCGGTCGAGGTGTTGCCGGTGCTGATCACACCCAACTGCTCTTCCACCACGTTGAACGCGGTGGCACTGGTGAACACCAGCGCCCACTTGCCCGAGATGCCGCCGGCATTGGTGATGATCGGCGGGTAGCTCAGGCTGTTGTATTGCGCCGTGGTGGTGTTTCCGATGGGTGCGTCCGTCCAGTTCGGCGCGCCCTGGCTCCAGGTCTGCTGGGTGAACCAGGTGTGAATGCGCGATTGCAGATCGCCCCATGCCACCGCGCTGGAGACGTGCGCCTCCCCGGCCGGCAGATCCCAGGGCAGCGGCGAACTGATGCCCAGCTCGCCGGTGATCTGCACCTCGGTCACCATCGCCATATGCTCCACCCTGTCCCGCACGATCAAGGGCAGGCCCAGCGGGTTGCCTTCGGCGCCCTGCAGCACCAGCGGGTTGCCCCAGGTCACGGTGCCGTTTGCGCGATCGGCCGAATAGGATTCGGCGCGCAGCACGGTTCCGGCCCCATCAACCACCTCGATCTCGGCCTGCTGGTCACGCTCCAGTTGCAGGGTGCCGCCCGCCGCCGGCGAGGCCACCAGCGTCTCGGCGGTGTGATGGATCACCAGCACATCGCCGTCGCGGTAGATCGGCACACGCCCATCAGCCGGCAGCCGTACCGGGTCGAGGCCCAACAGCCCGGCATCGAGCGGCAGGCGGGTCTGCACCACCGCGTTGTAACGCAGCAGCAGCGGGATCACCGGCACGTCGCTGGCCCCTGATTCATCAGCCGGGTTGGAGGTGAAGCGCAGACGGGCGATACCCGTGGCCGCATCGACAGTGCCGTGCACGATGCCGCTGCTGAACTCGCCATTGAGGTTCGAGGCGGCGGTTACGATCGCGGCGGTATCCGTGCGCACCACGGTCACCTGCATGCTGCCTTCGCGCAGGGGCGCGCCCGGCGTGCGGAACGTCGCCCCGGTGACGCTGAACCCGGCCGAGGCCGTCAGGCAGGCCAGCAGCACGACCGCTCCCGTGGCGTTGCCGGCGTAGCTGTTGAGCGTGGCAACCCCTGATACGTAGTCGACACTGCCCACGGCGGTGCCGCCGTTGGTGTTGCTGGCCACGTCCCTGTACAGAATGCCGCTGCGGTCGGTGTACAACGCGCCGTTCCAGCTGAACAGCAGCGAGCCCGGCACGATGGCCTCGACCACGCCAGGCAGCAGCTCCACGGTGATCGGTGGCTGGGCCTGACTGCTGGTCTGCGGCTCAGTGGTCACGCTCGCTGCCTGTGCGGCGACGGACAAAGTGCCGCCGAACTGCTCGCGCACCTGCACCGGCGTGGTGATCAGCACCGGCTCGGTCACAGCGCCCATCAGTCCTTGGCGGCGGGCGTTGCTGTAGGTGTATTCGACGTAGTCGTACAGCTGCGCGACCTGCAGGGTCACTTGGCCGGTGCTGTAGTTGATGGTGCCGGCGCGACCACCCTGCCATCCACCGTTGCCGTTGTCGTTCGCGCTGTTGGCCAGGTCGCGCTGGCCATCGTAAATCGGCAGTACGTTGCCGCTCTCGATCACCTGCCAGTTGATGGCCGGCGCAGCCTGCCGTCGGGTGGTCATCCAGTCCACGCGCACGGAGCCGGGCTTGAGCGGCGCACCGGGAACGGTGAAGGTCGCCATGCCGCTGCCATCGCTGGAAACGGCCAGCGCATCACCCTCGACCGCGCCCTGCTGGTAGGTGTAGGCGATGCCGCCAGACGGGGTCGCGGCCAGCTCCATGACGATCTCACCCGTGGCATAGGCGATGGTGCCAGTACCGCCGCTACCGCTGAGCACGCCCTGACCATCGTCGGTCAGGGTGCGTTCGGTACCCGCCGTGAAGGTCACGGTGACCGAGCCCGGCAGCACGCCGCCACCTGGCAGGGTATGCCGCACTTCCAACTTCGGCACCACGCTGCCACCGGCCCGTTGGGTGATGGCGTTGTCCGCCGAGCTGACGTAGCTGTAGATCAGCGAGCTGCCGACATCGGGCAATGCATTGAGGGTGATCGACACCGAGCCTGTGGCCAGGCTGATGGTGCCTGCGCCTTCGCCAGTCAGCAGGCCGTCGCCCATGTCCCGCAGCTCGTACCACTTGCCCAGCGCCATGTAGCTGACGGACAGCGTGCCGGCACGCGGAATGGCCTCGGCCAGGTTCAGCGTGTACACGTAGCCACGGTTGCCCAGGCTGATCTCCAGCTCGCCGGTGATGGTATCGCCGGTTGCCGCCGCGCCCGGGCGGTAACTGCCGGTGGCCGAGCCGGTCCAGCTGGTACCGGTGCGCACCAGGGTCACCTCACCCGTCTGGTAGTCCACACGCCCCGAGCTGATCCAGTTGCTACCGGACACAAAGCGCAAGCCGCCCTTGTTGTCGTCGGCGAAGGTGCCGCCATTGGCGGTGATGCTCAGCGTGCCCGGCGCGCAGCCGGTCCCCAGGAAGGTACGCGACTCGCCCGCCACCGCACCGGCGGCCACGGTCAGGTTCACCGAGCGCGACGGCCCGGCCGGCAGGTAGAGCTGCCGCTGGTAACCGCCCAGCACATCGACCAGCGCCGACTCCTTGGTGGTGCTGGGCACCAGCTGGCTGTACACCGATTGCACGCGCAGGTTGAGCGAGCCGGCCGCAACAGCCTCGGCCAGCGGGCTGATGCCGTAGTAGCGGGCGGCGTCCGCCACCTGGGTGCTGAGCACGCGCGCCTTGGCCTTGCCGTCCAGTGCGTTGGCCGAGGTGCCGGCCGGCGTGACCTGGCCGCCCGGGTATTCATTGAGCAGCGGCGCACTGATCGAGAGATCGAGCCGGCGCCGGGTGAAGTTGACGAAGTTGCCGTTGCCGTAGTCGTAGGTGAACTGCTCCAGGCTGGCGTCCACACCGGTCAGGCGCACGTACTGCGCGGCGGTGGCGGTCACCAGCTGGTACACGTCGCCGATCTCCGGCACGCGCTGTTCCTCGCGCTGCACGCAGGCGATCGCACGCTGGCCAGCCAGCTGGGTACCCAGCAGATCGAACTGCGCAGTGGTGGCCGCCGCGACGTAGCTCTCGATGGCATTGCGGGCGTCGCGGCGCTCGTCGGTCTGGCTGCCGGTGTTGAACAGCAGCACGCTCACGCGCGGGTCAGCCGGCGCCTGGGTGACGATGGCATGCGCGCCCAGGTAGGCATCGGCGTTCTGCGTCATCGGCCCGCCGTACAGCTTGCGCAGGTTGATGCGGCCGGTGGTGCGGTCCAGCCGGCTGATGTCGGGGAAAACGTTGTTGACCTCGCCGGATAACACGGCATTGCCGGTGGCACGGCCACCGCCGTCGTCTTCATCGGTCAGGCGCTGGCTCTTGAGCAGCTTCACATCGGTGGCGTTGATCGTCATGCCATGAATCTCCAGGCAACAAAAAGCCCGCACGGGGCGGGCTGGTCAGGGTCGGGCGGCGGCGCCACGGTGATCAGGCGCAAGGTCAGCTCGTGCAGCCAGTCCGGTGACGGGGCTACCCGGCGGAACAGCGGCGCGGCCTGCACAGCGGGGCCAGCGACGCGGTTCCAGGTGACGTGATGCGTGGCGCCGGTCGGCAGGGTCAGCAGCATGACCCGCCCCGCTGTGGCCGCCAGCGCCTCCAGCTCGCGCACCTTGGCCAGCGTGAACCAGGCGCCCCCGTTGCTGCTGAGGGTGATCGGGCGCCCGTACAGCTTGACGCCCTCCTGGATGATCAGCGCCCCGCTCAGGCTGCGCTCCTGTTCCTGCTCGACCGGGTCCCACTCCCATTCATCTATCCACAGCAGCTGGTCGCCGCCCAGGTCGGGATCGTCCGCCAGGTCAACGCTATCCAGGGTCAACGCCATTTACAGAGCCCTCAGCCCGGCCTGCTCGAGGATGCCGAGCAGGTTGGTTTCGTCAGTGTCACTACTCACCGCCACATCGACGGCTTGTCGGCCCGGCACCTCCAGGCGGATCACCTTGCCGGGTGCCTGGGCCTGCTGCGGCGCAGCACCTTGCGGCTGTTGCTGGGCGTCGATGCGTTTCTGCTGCTCTTCCCGCTGGCGTTGTTGCGCCGTTTCGGACTCGATCTGGCGAAGCATGCCGAGGGCGCGCGCGGCATTAGCCACCGCCTGGCTGTCGCCCTGGGCATTGGCCTCCGCCATCTGCGCCTCCAGCTCTCGCCGGCGGCTGGCAAAACGGCGACGCTCGATGTCCTCGGTGCGCCCTTGCAGGTTGTCCAGCTCGTCCTGCAAGCCCTCCAACGTGGAACGGGTGGATTTCGCCATCTGCTCCATTCGTTGGTTTGCCGCCTCGATAGCGGAGCTCAGGCCAGACAGATCGGACTCATCGAGCAGGCTCATCGCACTGCGCATGCTCGTTGCTCGACGCACAAACCGCTGCGCACTGATGCTGCCGCGCTCGTAGTCATCCATCAGCGATTGAAGGGCAGATTTCTGGCTGAGAAATGCCTGTTGAGTTTTCAGGCTGTCGCGCTGGGTTTCATTGGCCCACTTGGTCAGCGAGCCTGACGACGACCGCAGCACCGCATATTCGACTTCCTCCAGTGCTTTGCTCACCTGCTCCAGGCTGCGCCGGGTTGCGTCGAGGCCGCTGGTGTCGATGCTTGGCGCCGCAGTGCTAATGCCGCGCAACCGGTCAAAGGCCTCCAGCGCCGCACGACTCAGCGCCGACACTCCACCACGCGCGGCGCCCATCACGGAATCAACGAAGCCACCCATGGCAGCCACGCCGCTCTGCGCATCACTGGACTGCTTGCGCTGCAACTCCATTGCCTCGCCACTGGCCCGCCGCTCTTCTTCCATGCGTTTGCCGGATTCGCGGCGCAGATCTTCGCTCGTAACGATGGCATCGCGGTCGGAGTTGTTCTTTTCGTCTTGGGCTTTCTTCGAGCCCTCGATGGCGGACTTGATTTCTTTCAGCCGATCCGTCGAACGCTTCATCTCAGCGTTGTACTGAGCACCGTCGATGATGCCGGTATCCAGCATGCGCTTGAGCGCCGCGTTGGCCGCAGCAATATCACGGTCCGTCTTGGCATCCGATATTGCCCGCTGCACGTCGGCCAGCGTTTTCAGTTCCTTGCCCAGCGCCTGCGTCGTGATAGCAGCTTTGCCACTCTCACTCTCCAGCTCGCGAATAGCCACGGCCGCCTCGTTGTGGCCCTGCTGCCATTCCTCCAGTGTTTTGACGCCCGCACGGTATTCAGCTTCCAAGCGCTGCTGCTCCAACCGGAGCTTGGCGATTTTCGACGCGGCAGTGGTCGCCCCCTCACCTACCGTCACGAAGGCACGTTGCTGATCCAGAGCAGCAAGCGCCTTTACCATCTCCTCTGCTTCGAGATTGGCCTTGTAAAGCCCAGCCTCCACCTCATCGAGCTCGGCGGCCGTCTCGGCAAAACTGATTGCTGCCAGTGCGTTTTCAAGCGAGGCGATGTTGGAACGGAAGAACGACATGATGTCGTTGCCCGTCTTCTCCATCAGCCGCTTGTTCTCTCCGCTGGCACGGCGCACAGCTTCAACTTGGCGGGCCGCACTGTCCTCGGCAGACTTGGCCACGCTATTCCACGTGGCTGCGATATCCCGACCGTCCTGGGCAACCTGACCAGCGAGGGCCTGGAACATGCCAGCGGCGGTATCACGCGCGGATTCCAGCCCCTTGACGATCTGCTGGCCGCCGAACGCATTCGGGATCGCCTTGGCCAGCAGCGACATGCCAGCCAATGAGGCGGTGACCAGCCCGGTGAAGGCCATGCCAATAAGTGAGATACCGCCCGTGACAAGATTGAGAAGCCCGCGAAACGGTGCCGAGATCAGCGTGATCCAGCGCCCGGTCGTATCGAGCTTCTCGCCGAAGTTATCCAGCCAGCGCGTGGCATCGTCCGTCAGTGTTTTGAAGTCGACTTCCAGCAGCTTCTTCGCGAACTCCTCAGCACGCTCCGCCGCGTCAATGAATGCGGCGCTCAATGCCTCGGCCAGTGCATCAAGCCGGCCGTCGTTGGCCATCTCGTCCAGGTAGTTGCTCAGCTCCAGCAGCTTGCGCTGCATGAACTCGAACGCACCGGCGTTCTTCACCCGCTTGGTGAAGTCGCCGATCTGTTTGTCGATTGTCTTGAGCAGACCCTGGAAGGTGCCCAGTTTTGCCGCAGCTGCCGACCCACCATAGGCTTCGGTCAGCATATCCATGATGATGGCTTGGGCCTCAGCGGTTTTGCCGGTGGCCTCCAGCTGCTTGAGCAAGCGCTTCTGCCCATCCTCCAGCTTGAAGCCCTGCCGACCAAGGGTCGCAATGGCTTCGGAGGGCGACTGAAGAGCACGACCAACGATCTCGGCAGACTGTTCGACACTGATACCCAGGCGCTCTTGCTGATCGATGATGATCTGCATCGCGCGCGGGAACTCGGTCGCCGCCACATCCGTATAGGACAGCAACCGCGCTTGAGCCGACTGGATCTGCTCAGCATTCAGCATCGAGCTGTCTTCGAGGCTATCCGCCATGTTCTGTAGCTGCTGAGTCGTGAACTCAGCCTGGCGACCAGTGGAGGCCAGCGCCGCCTCTAACTGCCCCAGGGCCTGTTGCTCTTCGGAGCCCGAGGTCGCAACGGCTCGAATGCCTTGGGCCACCGTGCGGAGGCCGCGCTGCACAAGCCCCAGCACCGCGTTAACCGAAGCGTAGGCAGCGACGAAGGCGACCAGCTTCTTCGCACCACCCTCCAACGCCTGGCTGACTTCCCCCTGACGGGAGGCGTGCTCAGCCGCAGCTCTTGCTGCAGCATTCTGCTCACGTTGGGCGGCCTTGAGCTGGCTACTGTTCTCGGCCAACGCCTTCTTGGCCTTGTCCACATCAGCTGCCAGGCGCTGCTGCTCATCGCCCAGCTTGTCGGTGTCGATACCGGCGGCCTTGGCGGCCTGCTGCTGATCGCCCAGGCTGGTCCGCAAGGTATCCAGCCCACGCTGCAACTTGCGCGCTTCGCGCTCCGCCTCTTTCAACGACTGCTGCAGGCCGGCACCTTCGGGCGATTTGTTGAGCGCATCGCGCAGTTCGCGGATCTGCAGGTCAGCCTGGACCAGGCTGCGCTCGGTTTGCTCCACGGCACGCTCGGTTTGCCGCAGCGCCAGGGCCAGCCCTTGGGCACCCTTGGCCTGGTCCAGCGCCTGGCCCAGCTGCTCAGCCTCCTGCCGCAGCGAATCGAGCGCCGCCTCGGACTTTTCAGCAGCCGGGGACAGCTCATCCTTGCCGCGCAAAACGAATTGAATCAGGCGATCCTTGATGGACATGCAATTTTCTCCAGGCAATAAAAAACCCGCCGAAGCGGGTCGCTTTTAAACGTGAGCTTATTTCTTCACTGAAATGATCGAGCAGGTTGATCGCTCGGCCTGGCTATGAATAAACCCCATGCTGAAGCCGCTCACTCCTTTCCTGCTGAGCGCCGGGATGACCTCGTAGATTGTTCTCACGTTTCGGTCAATCTGGGTTCCGCTATTAGCGAAGTGAACGCACTCCACTTCGATATCTCGTATGTCGAAACCATTGTCGTTATAAACGACAAAATTGGCCTCCATTAGAGACATGCCTTTTTTCCACCACTGATACCAAAGTCGAGCCCCAAACTCCGACACGACCATTGCCTCATCATCTCGACGAGGAGCAGGAGCGGCCTTGGCCATCTCTTGCTGGGTCGTATTAGCCGAACAACGCTGACTGGAAAACTCAACGCGCCCAGCTTGGTCAGTGCATTTGTAAATCGCCGAAGCGGAAGAAAAAGTCGGCAGAAGAACTAATAGCAGCCACACACAACGCATCGGACTCCCTCCCTATGGATGAAGGGAATCTACCATCACAACGCCAGCACCGAAACCCAGCACTTGGCTGGGCTTCGGGTTTTACCGGGGCTACGCCACGCTACGCATGCGGCCAGCGACTGCGGATAGGATCTCTGGCAGGTGCTGTTGACCGATAACGAAGTCGTCGCCGATTACCGCTGCCAGGCGATCCGGCGTGACCACCATCGCTTCTGGCTTGACGGGCTTAACATCCATAGCACCATCAGCAGTGAAGCTCAGCAGCAGGCGCGTGCTCATCATCTGCTCCAGGCCGAAGCGCTGGACAGCGGTAAGCCCGGGCGCTTCAAGTGCCGCGCGCGGCAACGGATGCTGAACTAGGCCCTCCAAGGTACGCTGGAACCAAGCGCCCCATCGCTCCGCCGCATCCGAGGCGGCGTAATCGCCGGCCCGCAGCGCGGCTCCCGGCGCCAGATAGTTCATCGCCTGCTTGCCCCGCAGAGTCTGGCACAGCTCATGCGGCAATGCGCTGCGGGTAATGCGGTCCGAGCTGCGCAGGCCCAGCGCCGAGGCAACGTGCGCCGCCGCGAACCAGGGCTGACCATCGCGCATCAGTACGCGAATGCGGCGACCCTCGAATGCAATTTGGCGGTAGGTTTCGGCGGTTACCAGCGAACTGGCCGGTGTGTGGGCTCGCTTCTCGCAGTCAATGAAGTAGCGGCGAATCTCACGGCCCTTCTCGGTGCGCTCAACCATCGCCATCTCTTTGGCCATGTCTAAAGTGATATGCCAATCCATTCGCTGCCTACCAGGGAGGCCGTCAGACCTATTGCTCAAAATTGGACGATAGTCCTCACCCTCCCGAAATCCGTATTCTTCAACACGCCGAGCAAACCAGACATCAACCCGAGTGCTGACCCCTAAGAAATCATGGAGCTCGCGAGCATTGACCAGCTGCACTTGCTCGCCTTGCATCTCACCCACAAAAACACGCACCAGTTCTTGAGTAGTCATCGAAGCCACCTTAGTGTCGAGTTGGGTTGTCAGGAGTAGCAATCCCTAGTGGGATTTCACCGGAACGCACCATCTCTAAAACCAAGGTGGCAGCCACGCCAAGCAGTACAGCCGCCAACTCATGCTGTTGCTTGTCTCCCTTCTCGTAGATCGAGACCGCCTCCTCAAACAGCACGGAAACCATGGTCCGCTTGCTGAGGTCGGGAGCGTTACCTTGTGCGATATCATTTGTCACACTGTTCAGTACGTTGAGCGCGTACCGGCGGGATGCGGACGTTGTGTTACCCGTGTGTTGGATTGTGCTATCTTTGCCCATGTGAATCGCCTCGTAATGATTTACACCGAAGCCCTGACGTTGCCGCGTCGGGGCTTTTTCTTTTGCGGCTCTCATGCCGCCTCCTGCTGCTTTCTCGCCTGCTCCAGCCGATACACAATTTCTGCGGTCTGGCTTCGGCAGTTCGTGCGTGCTTCCCTTTCAATCCAATCCTTTAACGCTTTCGGTAAACGAATTTTCAACTGCGGCGCGATGTGACTCATACCACCTCCATGGACCCTTTGGGTTTATGTGATTGGACCCCATGGGTCCCATTGTTGTCAACACCCAAATGGTCCATCATTTTTCGATGAAACGAACCGATCCCCAATTCAAGCTGCGTATCCCGCCAGAGGTGAAAGCAGCACTAGACGAAGCGGCCAAATCAAGTCATCGGTCCATCAATGCTGAGATCGTTGCTCGGCTCAAGGCAACGATCGATCTCGACGAGTTCATGGCCGAAATCAAAGCCGGAACCTTTGCCGAGGTGCATACCTTGCTGGACTCAGTGCTGGCCGATAACGACCGCGTGGCCGCCCACGGCGGACAGACGTTCGACACGGCCTATTGGATGCTCGACAAGCTGCTCGAAGAGAAGCTTGACCCTCTTCGAGACTTGCTAAGCCAGGCCACTAGCTGGGAAAAGCGTGGCGACCAACCCTCCCCCACCGCGAAGAAACCCATCAGCAAACGTTCCCGCCCACTGGGGATGGATCAAGAAGAGTGGGACGCTTTGCGGCGCGCCGAGATAGACGCAGATACCGAGACCGCCGAAACCACCAAGCCAACCGAGTAATCCACAGCCAAGGAGCGGCCATGCTCGAATTCCTCGCGGACCCGCCATGGTGGTTCGTAGCGATCATCACGCTTGCGGTACCAGAGGCCTTCCGCTGGGCGAAGAAGCAGTTTCCGGGCTGGTCGGAGCACGCCAAGGGGGCGTTACGGCGTCGACTTCGAGCGTGGCGGCGCAGGCAACTGCTGACCATCAAGCGGCAACGTTTCGACAGCGCCACCATCAATCGAGCCGTTGTACGCAGCTACGCCTATCTGGTTCTGTTTGTTTCCTGTGCCGTAGTCTATTTCATGGGGCTACTGCTGGTACCAGAGTCGCTGCGCCAGGACCACGGCGGAGCTACGGTATGGGGTCTCGCAGCGGGCGCACCGATGATCGCATTTGAGATGGCATGGCTCAGCACTTCATTGCGAGTAGACGAGCTTCTGAGATCTCGCCGGAAGATCAGGGCGCGCGGAGGCAGACTTCGCTAGCCTAAAACGCTACCCAGGGGAGCAACACCCAAAAGCCCCGCAGATGCGGGGCTTTGTTCCTCACGCCGCGACTTTCTCAGCCTGGCGAATGGTGTAGTACTGCGACAGATCATCGCCGGTGCGGGTGTAGTCCTGCAGCAACTCGAAAGTGACGTTGTAGGAGACATACTCCTCGCCATTGAGCGGCAACTCGGCGATGTCGTCGAACTTCACGCGCCACAGAGTCGCGTCGTAGGCCAGGCCGTCCTGCGCGTCGTTAAGGCCTGCGAAGTGCAGCTGCTGCTCGGTCGGCGCGGACTTCAGTATCTCGGCCACGGTGGCCTTGATCTTGGTGTAATCGACGATAACCCCGCGCTCGCCGATCGTAGAGCCGGCAGGCAACTGGATGCCGTAGGGCGTGACGATGTAATCGACGCCCGCATCCATTTCATCACCCGCTGCCACGGTGATGGTGAAAGCATCATCCGCGACGAAAGCGCTGCTGCCCGCGGCAATGGTGAACGTCAGCCCCGCACCGCTGAACGCATCTCCAACCGTGCCGGTACCCAGCACCTGGTCGGCCGCATCCAACAGGCTGAATTCGGTAGCGCTGGTGAGCTTGGCGGTATAGGCACCCGATACAGCACCGTTGACGGTAACCGCACCGATGGTGCCATCGCCCGCATTGCCGGAGGCGGCTGCAACGCTGGCAGTGGCCGGCGGCGAAACGACGGTGACCGGCTGTGTGGTATCAACCAGATTCTTGAACACGATGTGCTCGGCCGCGAGTCCACCGGTAGGATGGGCCTCGCCCTCTACCGTTCCGGCCGACACGCCGGTGACCTGTGCGCGGATCACCATGGCGAGCTGCGACGGGCCGCAGTCGTACAGCGTGAAGCTACCGGTGATACCGGTGATCTGACTCTTGGCGTTGTTGTTGCCGATGCCCGTGCGGTAGTTGCGCAGCGTCTTCTTTTCGGTGGCGTGCTGGATGGCCAGGGCGGTGGAGTTGCCGACCTCGACAACACCTCGGCGGCTCTGCCACGGTTTGGCGCTGGTCACGCCGAAGCCCATCAGCGAGCGGTCTTGTGCATGGATCATGTGGTTCTCTCCTTCGGCCGCTACTTGAGCGGCTGGACGTAAGTGATTTGCAGGGGCATGACGTGTGCGGCCCAGCGCCGTCCCTCACCGGGCGGCACAGGCGTCTCTTGCTGGAAGCCGGCGGACTGGACACCGCTGACACCCTCCAGCCCGCACTTCATACCGGCCGTGGCGACCTTGATGGCGAGCCGGGTGGCGCGCAGGCCAGCGGCGTACTGGCGTTTCTTGCTGACCAGCACGACGCTGACCACCACCTGCTCGCGCAGGCTGTTGGGCATGCGCGGATGCTGGCCGGCGACCTCGTCGACAGTGCCGGGCTGCAGGACGATAAACTCATCAGGCAGGCCGGCATCGTCAGCGTCGAGCAAGGTGCGCACGTCACCCTCCTCCACGTGCTGCACCTCTTCCAGCCGAGCGATCAGCGCAGCGATGATTTCGCTCTGGACGTCTCGGATAGGCATATCAGGGCACCACGTAGAGAGTGAGCCAGTGGCCATCGTCAACGGCGATGTCGTCGATGTGCCAGGTTTTACCGTCGAGCCGGAACGCACCCTTGCGGTCGAATGGCTGTAGCAGACCCTTGCGAACGGTGATGGTCACCGTTCGGTCGAGCATGCCGCTGACGGTATCGAGCCGATCGACATCGCGATCGAGGATGGCCTCAACCCCCTCAGCCAAGACCACGCCAGCGGCGTTGAGGTAGTCGGCGAGGCCATCATTGAGGCTTGAGGCGATGGCTGTATCCATCGCCTCCAGCGCTTTACCGAAGCCCGACATCGTCAGGCGGTCAGCTTGATCACTGCGCGCGGGCGCGTGCAGATGTGCAGCGGGTTGGACTGGGCTTCGCCCATTACGCCCTTGTCGAACGGCATGCGCTCCAGCTTCGCGTAGTGCGGCACGCCCAGGGTGTTGACCGTCTCCATGTAGTTGGCCGGCGCGTAGACCGACTTGAACAGATCCTCGACACCTTCCGGCACCAGGTAGGCTTCGTCGTCACCAACGAACGCGGCGCTACCTACCTTGCCGCGGTAACGTACCCAGAGCACACCGCCGAAGGTGAAAGCCTGCCGGCGATCACCCAGCAAGCTGTCCGCTTTGGTGGACTGCATGTAGACGTCCTTGACGGACTTATCAGCGATCAGCTTGGCCCATAAGGTCTTGCCGCACAGCGCAACGGCGCCAGTGCCGGTAGCAGTACCCAGAGCATCGTCCTGCATATCCAGCGCCTCGCCAGCTTTGACGCTGACATCGGCGGTGCCGAACTGCATGGCCAGCGTCTGCTGGGTAATGCCGAAGCGCTGGAAGAGGTTCACCAGCGGGGTGGTGCCGTCGGCGTCGACGATCAAGCCCTTGATACCTCCGATGCGCTGGAACTCGTGGGTGAGCTCCAGCTGCTTGCGGGCTTTCTCGATGCGGGCATTGACCACATCCTGCACGCCCTGCAGCTCGGTACGCGAACCGTAAGCGCGAATGCCCTGGATCTCGTCGGCGGTGATGGTGAACGTTTGCGGCAGGTGCACAGCGTTGAACGGGATCAGATCACGCTTGCTGGCGATAACTACGTGGCCGGGCGCGCCGCGTGGCGCTGCCGGGACCAGCGCCAGGACGTCGCCGTCCTTCTCGATCTGCTGGGTAACGCTGAGGCTGCCCTCTTCGTTGTACAGGCCCATCGCGGCGATCTGACCCGGTACCGGGTGCTCTTCGTTGATGGTTGCAACCAGGTTCGGGACGCTGAACGCCTCGTCTTCAAAAATGGAAATCTCGGCCATGGTGGGCTCCTAGAAATGAAAAACCCCGCAGCGGCGGGGTTCAGGGTTTCGGATTGTCAGTTGCGTTTAGGGACGGACCACGATGCCAAGGGCGAGCAGGTCGATTTCGCCGGCGGCGTCGAGGCCGGTGAGCAGACGCTCGATCACTTCGGCGTCACGCACAATGCCCACGCTACGCTGGGCTTCGGTGGACGCACCTACCGGAGCCCAAAGGATGGCCGTTACGGTTTCGCTACCATCAGCAGGGTCTGCTTCCGGGTCGTAGGGTGCGTAGTGCCCGCTGGCAGTCAGCTTGCCCAGCAACTGGCCAGCGGGCAGGTTCACGGCGGTCGCTGCCAAAATGATTTCCTCGCGGCTGCGGGTACCATTGGCCTCCGAAAGGAGGAATTCGCCGGCGTGGACGCCTTCAGTTTTGATGCTCATTTATGCGCTCCTTTCGAGGCGTTGGGTTTTCGGCTGGCGTAGATCGCGCCAGGGTCTGCTGCTTTGGTGGATGGGGCGGGTTGGTGATCCGGCGCCGGGGGCTTGTTGTCGATTTCGACCTGGCTGCTGTTGGCTACGATCTTCTCGAATAGCTGAGCCCGCGCCTGGTCAACGTCGACGCCCGCCTGGATGAGCGCCACGGCTTCACCGGGCAGCTTGGCCAGTACACAAAGGTCTCGTACCGCATTCGCGCGAACCAGATGCTCCTGAACCACAGCGCGGCTCTTGAGGCCGCTGGCCTTGATCAAGATCGAGGCCACATTGCCGAGGCCGGCGGCGGCACAATCAGCAGTGAGCTGTGCTGCCAGGGCGGCGGCGTCCGGCTCGTCTTCCGGTGTTGGTTCAGGTTCAGGCGCGGGATCAGGCTCTGGCTCCGGTTCTGCAGGCGGGTCGGACGGGAGCTGATCCGTTACCAACGCCAAGGCCTCCGGCGGCGGGTTCTGGTATCGGTTCAGAACCTTGATATTCCCGAGCGCGGCTTTGACCGTGACGCCCGTCAGAACCTCGTCGACAAAGCCCGCCGCTTTGGCCTCACCGGCGGTCATCCAGGTGGTGGCGGCGATCATCGCGCGAAGCTCTTCATCACTGATGGTCAGCGCACGTCGCTGGTAGCAGGTGATGATCAGCTCGAGGGTCTTGTCGAGCAGGTCTGCGTAGGCTCGCAGCTCACTACTTTCAACCCCCGACAACCAGTCGATGTTCGGGTTGTGAATCATGAACAACCCGTTCTCAGCCATGGTGACGCGGTGCGCGCCACACACAGCCACGGTGCCGGCGCTATAACAGGCGCCGACCACTCGGCCCTCACAGCGCTCGCCTAGATCCTTAAGGGCGTTGTGAATGGCGATGCCATCCATCAAGTCACCGCCGATGGTGGCGAAGCTCACGACGACTCGCGAGGCACCGTCATCCAGCTCTTTCAGGTCCCGGACGAATTGCTCCGCAGTGATTCCCCAGTAACCGATTTCGCCGTAGACCATGGCCTCGATCACTCGGTTACTGCCCTCACCCGCTGCGCGGACGCTGTACCAGTGTTCGCGCTGCTCCTCGTTGGGCCCAAGATTCTGGATGCGTGGAAAGGGCAGCGCGCGGCCGCCCTGCATGACCAGGGCAAGGCAGAGGCCCGCCCAGTATTTGCCTAGCGATTTCATTCGTCTTCCTCTCTTGGTGCCGGCAGATCCGGGGTGGTGTTGCTGTCATAGGAAAGACCCAGGCGTGCGGCGCGCTCGTTGTCCTGGGCGTTTTCTTCGTCGATCTGTTCGGCGTCGTAGCCAGTGCGCAAAACGTGTTCGCTGCGGCTGGCAAGCCCGCCCTTGATTTCCTTGAGTTTGCCGTCCACGTCCTGAACCGGATGAATGTACGGGTGGCCCTGCGGTACCCAGCGGGTGCGCAGATACTCGCGGCGCCGGCGGCTGTAATCGGGCAGCGCGATCGAGCCTGCCAGCACCGCCGCGTCGAGCCAGGCGATGCGCACAGGGCGGCAGAGCTGGAACACGTAAACGCCGAACTGCAGCTGCTCGATGCGGCGGCGGAAGTCGTTCAGCAATACCCGCAGCACGCGGTCACTGATGTCGCCCATATCACCGCTCAGGAGCTCATATGGCAGCCCGACACCGGCAGCAGAGGCTTGCAACTGCTGCCGCATGAAGTCGACATAGGTGCTACCGGCGTCTGGCGGATCGGAGAAGGTCACCTCCTCCCCTTCCATCAGCTCCTGCATGGAGCCAGGTTCGAGGCCTACGAGCGGCGCTCCGTCGCTGTCGGCCTTGATCGGCTGGCCAGTAATAGGATCGATAGCAGGCTGCACGCCTTCCGCTGCCCTGCGGGTGATAAAGCCCGCGAACAGGTTGGCCACCTCCTGCCGGAACAGCACTGCGTCGTCGTAGTTGTCCAGCGATTTCAGGCGTAGCAGCACCGGAGCCAGACGCGGGACGCCACGCAATTGGCCGCCTTCGGTGGGCTCGAAGATGTGCAACACCTGGTCGGCCGGGATTCGGTTCAGGGTGTTGAAGCCGATACCAGCGGTGAACGCGTCACCCGGGTGAGTGCTGTACATCCAGTACGCCACTCGCTGGCCGATGCCGTTGAACTCGATACCGGCGCGGACGATGTTGCCGGAGCGCGTCTTGAAGTTCTTGTCGAGGGGCACGTACTCCGGCGCCAGCACCTGCAGCTGCAGCGGCACCGCGTAGCCGTCCTCCGGGCGGCGGTAGCGTAGGCGCACGAAACACTCGCCCGCCTCTTCAACCATCCGCGCGATGATGGCCTGCTGGCCGTAGAAGTCAGCGAGACCATCGGCGTCGGATTCGTCCGTCCAGTCTTCCCACAGTTGCCGCAAGGCGGCTCGGACGGTGGCGTCCTGAATCGAGGCGCGAGGCGTAATACCTGTGCCGATAATGTTGCTGACCCGTTTGTCGATCGCGCTGTAGGCGTAGGGGTCGTTCTTCACAGCGGCGCGAGAGCGCTTGCGCAACGCCGGCAATGCCGGCAATGCGATGGCGTTCAGGGCGCCTTCTGGTGCATCCCAGCCTTGGGCGCGGCGGCCTGTGCCGGCGCCCTCGTAGCTGTTGCGGATGCGTTTGGGTACCGCTCGGATGCGTGTCATCAGATGCCCTTGCCTCGACTGTAAAGCCGCGTGACACGCGGACGACCACGAGCAGCGGCTTGCTCAGCCGCGGCCTGCTTGGCGTATTGCTCTTCAAGCATTCGCAGACTTGCCAGCTGTGCGCGGTCAAGCTGGCGATCGCCTTTGCGCACGGACTGGCCGTTTTCGAGGATGTCCTTGATCGACGCCCGGACGTCTGCCAGGCGCTGTTGGGCTTCGCTCATGTGTGCCTCTCGGTGCGGTCAGCGCCGCGTCAGGTAGTTGCTGCTGGATCGACGCCGGCCGACCGGCTGAGGCGATGGCCTCGGTGGAGGCGATGGCACTGCTGCCGGCTTGTCGCCGGACTCGGCTGCTTCCGTTTCGTCCTCTACCGGTGCCGCTGGAACGCGCTCGGCGAACAAGCTGCCTTGCGATACCGCGGCGTGCAGGCGGGACCATTCCGCTTCCTTGTTCCGGTGCAAGCCGAGGTAATGGGCCATGGCCAGGTTGTAAACCAGCAGGTCGAGGCCTTCGTTTCGGTCGGCCTTGCCCTTCACCCACTCGATTCGCTTGTGGCCTTTTACGTAGCGGGTGATCTTCCGCTCCGCTACGCATTGGTCGTAGAAGTCATCAGCCAGGTCGATGGAGAAGTGCAGCGCGCCTGGGCCGTCGAGCAGCGGGTAACGGTTGTAGATCCAGTCCTTGGCCGTGTCGGTCCCGATCATCCAGAGCTCGGCGCCCTGCTTCTCGGTTGTGCCTCTCCAGGTCACATCGACCTTGGAGGGCCGCTGCGCGATGACTGGTCGGCCGGGCTTGCTCGCTCCCTTGATGGCGAACACGTTGCGCCACCGGCGTAGCCGGCAGAACTGGTACACCTCGTCAGTGTGGTGACCGCCGGAGTCAACTGCCGTCGCACAGATGGCCAACTCGACGCCTGAGCTGTGCCGGTACCGCGTCTTCAGCCTTTCATCCAGCGCCGCCCAGGTACGCTCATCGGCTGGGTTGCCTTGGATCACCTGATGGTCAATGACCCAGCGCTCCATGCCTTCGCCCCATCCAATGACCAGCAGTTCGAGTCGGTCACCCTGGGTATCGACTGCGGCGGTCAGGATCAGCGCGCCAGTGGGCACGCTACCGAGGCGATACTCTTCGGCCCGGGCCTTGAGCTCGCTGGCCTTGGTCATCTCCTGTGCCGAGTCCCAGACTTGAGCCAGGCGGGTGTTGTAGAACACCTGCATCGGCTCGAGATCGCCACGCGCTGCAGCGGCCTGCGCCTTGACGTACTGCTTGGCCAGGTCGACCCAGGCGAGCCAGCCGGGGGGCATGTACAGCGCGCTCAGTGTGAAGCTGACCGTTTCACCGTCGCCTTCGGCATGAGCACGCCATTCGCCGTTGGCCAGCATCTGGCCTTTGTGGTGCTCCTCGATCAGCGCGCCGCAATCCGGGTTGCAGCACAGATAGCCGGCCCAGCTGAAGTCGTCGGCCCACTTGAGGTTCGTCCACTCCAGTACTTGGTGTTCGCCGCAGTGCGGGCATGGCACGTAGTAGTGACGCTGGTCGCCCTGCTGGAACAGGTCCTCGATCCGGGAGACGCCCTTGATGGTCGGGGAGCTGGAGAAGTAGAACTTGGCGTTGCGGCCGAATGTCGTTCCCCGGGTTTCGGCCAGCTCGATCGGATCGCCTTCGTTGTCAACGTCGACATCCCAGCGGTCGACCTCGTCGCCGTAGATGAAGCGCGCCGACACTTCCGCGAGGTTGGCAGCAGAGCCAGCCGTGGTGGCGAACAGCGTGCCGCCTTCGAATTCCTTGGTGTCCAGTGTGTTGCGCGAATCCCGCGAGCGGGAGCCGGCAACGCGGTCACGCAGCACAGGCGTGGCCTTGATGGTTTTGTCCACTCGGCCGCTGACGCGCTTGGCCAGCCCCAGGCTGGGCAGCAGCATCAGGATGTTGGCCGGAGCCATGTGGATGCAGCCGCCAATCCAGTTGAGGGCGATCTGCGTCTTCATCATCTGCGAGGCGACTTTCGTCACCACGCGCTTGGCTGGGTGACTTGGCGACAGGCAGCGCATCGGCTCGCGCGCATAAGGTGTGCGGTCGGTGCGGTACGGGCCCGGCTCGGCGGCGCCGGTATCACGCGGGATCCGCATGTACTCGTCGGCCCACTCATCAATCCAGAGCTCGGGGTCTGGCTGAAGGCCTCGCAGATACGCCGAGCGGTACTGCTCGGCACCGTCGGCGTATTGAAGATTCATGGCGTCAGTTCGGGTTCAGGGCCTGATCCAGATCGGCCTGACTCAGGCGGCTGGCGTCATCCAGCACGCGCCGCAGGTGGCCGATCAGCTGTCGTTCCAGTTCCCAGGGATCGGTTATGGCCGCCAGCTCCGGCCCGATCTGCTTGGGCAGCCCCAGCAGCAGGTCCCGAAGTTGGCGGCCGGTGGCGAATGCAGCATTCTCGACAGCCAGACGCTCGACCAGGTCGCCGCTGCTCTTGCGGGCTTCATTCTCGGCAAGCTGCGCGAGGAAGAATTCGCGCTGGGCACGGGCCTTCTGGAAGTCGTAAACGCCTGGCTGCGGCGGCGCGGTGATAGGGGCGTCTGGCTCGATGTGCTCGGTTACACCCTTTTGCACTCGGTCGCGCTGATGCCGCTCCGCTACGCCGGTTTTGCTGGGGTCAGCACTCTCCTGCAGCAGCTGTTCGGTGGCGGCGACATCGACCCGCCCGTCATCGGCAAGGACGAGTCGGCCTTGCTTGCCCAGCTTCGACACGTAGGGCCTGGACCAGCCTTTGCGCGCTGCGAATTCGGACTTGCTCAAGAGCTCCATGGCGGCACCTGTTAACCCGCAACACCACAACGGTTAACCCTGTTAACCCTGTTAACTAACTTGCCGGGCCCCCAGCTAACGCGAGAACGCGGCTCGAATTACCCTTGACCCTTCCGCCACCCCAGGGGCCCCCGGCCCATCCTGGCACTAGCCCTGGCGCCCGCGCGGCTGGCTGGACACGCGAGGTAGCCTGCCCCTCAGCGCATCGGCGATGGCCTTGTCGATGTTGGTTTCGAGCTGTGCATCGTTCTCAGCGGTGCGGCGCACCACGTCATGGAACTTGAATAGCGTGCGGTACTGCGGCTGCCTGACGAACGCGAGCACCATGGCGAGGTTCTTGCCGCGGCGCTCGGCGATGCCGATTGCCGTCTTGCCTCGCCGCATCACGAAGTACGCTTGCGCGTGCCCCTTACGCAGGGAGCGCCGGCTATCGGTGGCGCTGTGATCCGAGCCATCGCGGCGCAGCGCCTTCAAGCCCGACAGGATCTGCATCATGTGCCCACGCTGGATATTGCCGTAGGCGTCCAGCCGTGCACCTGCACCGGGGACGATGAAGCGCCCAGCCGGCAGGATGCCCGCCTCGCGCAGATACTTCTCGGAGCGCCGCGTGATTCGCTCGCCGCCTTCGACCTGAGGCATCAGATAATCTTCGGCGCTGAACGGATTCTTGCCGCCCGACTCATCCTTCACCCATATCGCCGCCTCAGGATCAGCCGACGGCCTTGCGTAAAGGATGCGGGTGGAATTCAACGTCCAGGGCGTCGGGTCCTTGAATACCGATTGCATCTCGGCTCGAAGTGCCTGCCGCGCTTGATTGGCCGTGTGGTTCAGCGCATCGGCCAGCGCACGGGGCGCAAGCCCCTTACCGAGCCGGCTGAGTGCCGCCAGTGCATCATCCAGGTCGCGGGCGTGGATTGATCCACGCACTACGCGCCACCTTGCTTACTCGGCACATCACACAGGCCAGCCTTCTTCGCCAGCCACCGCGCATACAACCCACTGGCCAAGTCAGCACCCAGACAAGCGACGATGCTGCCCAGCGCCGCCGAGGTCAGCAGGCTCGACCCCCAAGCCGTAGCCAGCAGCACTGTGGCCAGGCCGAACACCGCCGAGGCGCCGAAGCGCAGCAGCACCCGCTTGATCAGTTCGCCCACCGCCATCCCGGCCGCATCAGCCCGCCACATCTCGCCGGTCAGGCCGGCCAGCGCCACCAGAATCAGCAGCCAGGTGGGAAGGTCGGCCAGCGACTGCTGCACCTGCTGTTCGGTCGACATGCGCGGTTCTCCAGACGGCGAATAAAAAGCCCGCATGGCGACGGGCAAAGGGCGATGGCGGCGCCATCAGCCAGAAAAGACAAAGCCCCGCACAATGGCGGGGCTTTGAGGGGTGACCGGCAGGGGAACCGGCCGTTGCCTGACACAGCAAGTAAGGCTCGTTTCGGTCATCGCCTTGGCGCTGCTCTGACCTGTTATGCGCTTTGTACCCCTCGAACCCGGAGGCGTAAACAGTGATTTAACGCCAATGGCTCGCCACGGGTTCTACACGGGCTCTGCACAGGCTCGCCACGGGACGGCGGCAGATTTGCGAAAGCGATTTTTTACGCGACGTACCTCCCGCCATGCACCCGTTGCATCCGTGCACGCCGCTCAAGCTCATCACGCACCCGCTCATGCAGCTGATGGACACGAGCGTCATAGGTGCTGGTCGAATTGATGCGCACCCGCCGCATCTGCTGCGCCACAGTCGGGATCGGGTCCGGCAGGTAGCGCACCATCGCCAGCTTGACCAGCTGCGTCTCCAGGCAGAACGGTGCGCGTCCCTTGTTCCCCGCCAGGCGCCACGCCCGCGCCAGTTTGCGATCCGCCGCCAGTCCGGCCTGCTTGATGCTACCGATAGCCGCATCCACCTCCTCTGCCGCGTGATCCACCTGGCCCGCCAGCCCCATCGAGCCGCGGCCAGATGAAGGCACCATCCCGCCGTACTGCATTGCCACCGCCAGCGGCGTCGAACCGCCCTCGCCCGGCGCACCCAGGCCACGGCGGCAACGCTCGCCCCAGTGCTGCATCAACGCTTCCACTGCCTCGATCATGGCCTCACCTCACCTGCAAAACGCAACCCAACACAAAAACCCCAACCCAACACAAACCCAACACAGCTAAAAGCCTTATAAATCAACACCTTCAAAGCAACTGTGTGGGGTGTGTTGGGTTTGTTGGGTTTTTCAGCCCTCGCATAGAGAAATTTATTTCCGCATCCAAAGCAGCCTGAACGAAACAACACGCATGCGCGCGCGCGTGGCCAAACCCAACACACCCCGCACACTGCCCGCAAAGCCCCGCCATTCACGGCCTCGGCTTGTGTTGGGTTACGAAAACTAACCCAACACAACCCAACACAACCCAACACACTTTCGGGTGCAATCATGCGGCAGCCGCCTTCAGGTGCTCCCACCTGTCCACGTCCCAGCCCGCCAACCGCGCCTTTCCACGCCACTCCGCCACATGCTGGCCGAGCGCAGCGGCTGCCAGAGATGGGGGCAGGGAAGAGTCCGGGTCACTGGGAAAGAAAAACGCCCCGAAGCGTCGATTGGCGCCATCCGTCCAGGGGATCGAACGCGTCTTCTCCACCTCCGCACTGATGAACAGACTGAACTTCGTCTGGCTCATCGCATGCTCACGGTTGCGCTGGCACCACTCCAGAAACATCGCGTACAGGTCCGTCGACAGGCACGCGCCCCACAGCCCCTGGCCAAGGTCGCCCGTCTTCCACTGATGCAGGAACGTCTGCCACCCTGCCCGGCTCAACGCCACCAGCCGCTGACGGGCCTCGGTGCGTGGCGGGCGAGTGCGCTGATTGAAATCGCCCAGGTCCAACGACAGCAGCCAGCCATACAGCGCCGCCACCCCATTTCCGGCCAACTCCGCGCCGATGGCCTTCTGCCGCGCCTCCGGCAACGTCTCCTGCGGCCAGATCACCAGCATCCGCCGGTCACTGTCACTGATCGGCCACGGCAGAATCTCGTTCGACAAGAACACCGCATTCATATGGTTGGCTTCCTCCCAACCATTGATGAACTTGCTCTCCATCCGCACCGTCTTGCCGGTGATCAGATGCTTGATCTTCCCCACCTGGTTGTAACGCTGGTCACGGCTCACAACCTCCTCGAACACCGCCCACAGCTTACGGCTCTGCCACGCGTTGAAGCTCGATTCTAGCTGCGTCTGCCCCACAGTCGCCGCATAAATGCCGAACAACTGCCCGAACGCATCGGCGAACAACAGGCTCTTGCCCGAGCCCTCCATGATCGAGTGGGCCAGCACCGCTGTGTCCATCTTCGCGCCCATGTGCTGCAACGGGTACGCCAGCCACCTTGTCAGCCAGTCGCGCGCCTGCTCATCGTGATTGCACAGGAACGAAATCAACCACCGCAGGTTCTCGCACGCCGCATCATCGCGAATCGGCTCCAGCGGCAGCCCCTCGAACGTATTGATGTAAACAGCCGGGTCCTTCGTCATCGCCGGATCGAACACAATGTGGTCCACATCCACCGTGCGCCGCTCTGCCGAGTTCAGCCACAACGCATACGCATCGCCCAGCGCCATCTTCACCGCGCCTTCCGGGATGCGCCGCTTCTTCTCGCGGTCCCACACATCCTTCGTGCCGTCGATGTACACATAGCGCTCGATCGGCGTCATCCCCAGCGCCGTGGCCTTCTTGCCCGCCATGCGCCGCGCCTGCTCGATCTCCCGCACCGCATCGGCGCCGATCAGCTTCTTCTCCGCATCATCCATCCACGCCTTGGCCAGCGGCTTGGTCACCAGGGCCTCGAAGGCGGTCTTCTTCATCACCGCCTTCTTGTCCTGGTCCCAGACGTGCGTCGTGCCCTCCACCAGCGCGAAACGCCGCAGCACCTGCTCACCGGTCAGCCCCGCCCCCTGCCCCCCAGTATCGGAGGAGCCGGCCGGCTCCGGTGCTTCATCGTCCGATGGGGACGGGGGAAGATCGCCAATGGATGGCGGCTCCGGTGGTCTTGGCGCCGCCCGCTTGTGCTCCATCCCCAGCTCCCGCGCCGCCGCCTTGATCGCGGCAACCGCCTCGCCGTTATGCTCGAGGATGCAGAACACCTCGAACGCATCGTTCATGTGCCCGTTGGCCAGCGGGTCAGAACCATGGTGCGAGTACAAGCGCTGCTCGCCCTGCTCATCCACCACGCTCACCCCTGGCAATCCGGTGGAACTCTGCGGCGCAAGCCATTTGCGCCCACGCTTGATATATCCGTGGCGCTGCAACAGCATCTCGATATCCGTCGCGCGGTTGAAGGCATCGATAACCGAGGGCTGGTCGCCAGCCTCCTTGCTTGGCGGCGCGTTCCTTTTCACCTTGGCTGGAGGCTTCGTTGCTGCAGGCGCCCACGGGCACGCCTCGAGCGCCGTACGCTTGAAGATGTCCCATAGCTGCCAAGTCTTTACCAGGTCGCTCGGCAATTCGAGCAGCCCATCCTTCGGCGGATTTCGCCAGAAATAAGGCTCGCCCGTGTCCGGGTGGATCGAAGGCGGCAGCACGTCCTGCACCGCTCCGGCGCGCAGCTCGAACACCGTCACGGGCGAGAACTCCTTCTGACGCGCCTGCATCGCCTCGATCTGCGCCTGGTCGCCATCCTCGCGGGCCTTCTTCAGCGCCGCCGTGGCCAGCTTGTGCTTACTACCGTCCGGGTCGAGTGGGTTCGGCCAGCTCAGCGAGTGACGGTTGAAGTCCAGCCCGTCCGGCACCTTGAACATGATGCGAAAGCGCGCCGGGTTACCCACCAACGTCGGATACACCGCTGCCAGGTCATCCAGGCTGATGTCCAACACATCCCTGAAGACCTGCCGGCAGTACTCCACATGGTCAACATCCAGCGAGCACACCCGGCTTGGGCCAAGCACCACCCCCATGTTGTGGCTCGGGTTCTTTCCCCAGAACGCCTCGGCCTGATCGGCATCGGTGATGTAACCGCCTGGCTTGTTCCAACCACTGCCCTTCGGTGCCTTCTGGCCCGGATCGATGGGCACAAGCGCAAGCCCAAATGTCTCTATATATCGGCGAGCCCAACTAGAAATTGGCGTAACAGCACGTTCAGACATCGCCCGCCCCCTTGACCACATGCAGCTGCTCGCGCGCGAGCTTGGTGTTGGCGTCCTTGAGCATGTCGAGTACAAACGAAGAATCCGCAACACCAAGATCAGCGGCCATCGAGCCACCTACCGAGCCAATGAATGCCGCGTAGAGGCGCGACCGCTTGGCTGGCGTATCCAACCCATTCGCCACCGCGATCTCCATAAAGGCACCTCCCAACTGCTCCCACATCTGGCAGCCGAGTTCCGTCGCATTTACCTCAGACATGGCTTGCCCCCTCGCCAGCAGCGTCTAGGCCGGCCGGTGTGTTCCAGCTTTCAGCCAAACCTTCCAGCGTGAACGCTCTGGCGCTGCGATTACATCTCGGGCATGTCAGCGAGTAGAAAACCCCTTGGTGCCGCATACCAGCCAGCGCCCCGCTATAGCCGCAGTGGCAAGGGTTGAGAACTGTGCTCATGCTTCACCTCCTAGCGCAGCCATAAACGCAGCAGGCAGCAGCAAGGCAGCGACAAATCGCGGGAATGGCAGCGGCCAGATTGCCCAGCAGAACGCAGCGTAGAAAAAAGCCGCCAGCATCACTCACCTCCGTGAGGGGCCAGGGCGGCACGATGTGACTTGTACAACTCGACGGCTTTGCCATATTCGGGGAAGTCGGCAAGCATCCGCTCAACGCTATCGCAGTCGCCACCTAGTGCGGTGATGCGTGCGTGGCCTGCCTGAATTGCCATCCGATACGCGCAAGTCATGCTTCCCAGCGCCTCCACCAGCTCGGTCTGCGCTGCCTTGCAGTGCGGGCACGTCTCGCCATACGGGTCATGCCCAGCGCCCGCGCACCACTCGCAATCAGTCCGCTCGGTCTGCGCGACGGGGGCAGCGTTCACCAGCTCGAACTCGTCGATGTAGTCGCTGCAGCTGCATTCCACGACGTTCGTTTCGCCGACCGGCTGGCAGTCGCATATCAAGTCGCCGAGCTTCTCGAATAGCGTGTCTTCCATCCCGCTCGCGATCTCTGAGCGAGTGAACGCGACGGTGTGCGTATCACCGGTATCAGGGTGCTTGAGCTGAAAGAGCATCACCTCGACAGCCTCCCGCTCATCCTGCGACGTGGCTAGCCCTGCCTGCTGATTGAAATTCTTCTCAACCACGGCTCACCTCCCTGATCTGCTGGCAGTCAACGCACGTCACGCAGCCCGCAACCTTCTCCCGACGCTGCGCTGGGATCGGCTCATCGCAGTCTTCGCAATGGGTAGCACTCGGCCCGGTGGGCAGCTTGGCACGCCGAGCCAAGGCCACCTCCAGCAGGTACTCGGCCTGCTCGTTACCACGGTCGGCAATATCAGCCATGGGCCACCTCCCCTTTCGCAAGCGCCTCCAGCATTGCCAACTCCGCGCCGGCCACGATGCCCAGCACCTGGCCGACAACCTGGTTGGCGTGGTAACGCAGCGTTTCCACCTCATGCGGCAGCCAGCGGTTATCGGCGGCGCCTTCGTGCAGGCTCTCCACAAACTCCCCCTCAAGGCGCAGTAGCTTGCCCAACTCCTTCAGCGCCGCGCGCGTGGCCGGTACCGGCAGCGGCACATAAGCCACCGCACCGGCCGGGCGCACCAGGGCCGCCAGCAGGCGCGGGTCCCGCGTGGCGGCCACGATCTCCTCCAGGAACTCAGGGTGAATGGGGCGGTTGTTGTTCGGGCTGACGCGCTTGTTCAGCTCGTCCGGGTCCATGCCGATGGTCAGCGCCACCGCATTCTGGCCCCCTGTTGCGTCGCGCGTGGCGCGGTACAGCGCCTGGCGGGTGTTCAGCACCGGGCCAACACCCGGTAATAGATCCTTGCGGCTCATAGCGTTAATGCCCCCTTAACGCTGTAGCCAACCGCAGGGCTATTGCCCTACAGTTCGCTTACAGCTCGCGACCCTCCCGATACGTGCTGTGTCCTCGGGTCGCGGGTTGAGGCGGTCGGGGTGGTACCCGACTACCGGACCGCAGGAACCAGGGCTGACGCTTTGGTGAGTGAACTGCCCTTGGTTCCTGCCTCTACACAAGCCTGCCGCCGTAGCGACAGGCTTTTTTGCTTCTGGGCTGCTTGCCCGGCGCCGGCCCGATGGCGCTGGTGAGGCTCTCGGGCCGGCTCCCGCCGTGATACGTGTTGTTGCTGTGCTGTGTCCTATCGGCGGGCTGTGATTGGTTAGCTTCGGCGGTCGCTCTGGCGCCGCTCCGTTTGCCTGCGATCTTCGGCTCGCCTTTCGCCTCGACGCTGCAGGGCTCGCCGACTGGCTGGAGCTGACTCTCCTGAGCCCGCAGAATTACGAAGGTAGGCCCAGTCAATATCCGGCCGTGTTTCTTCACAGCGGATGACACCAGCGGTTTCGCGCTCCAGCGAAATCGCCAATGCCGCATTAGCACGACGGTTTCCATACGCCACCTGTTTTAGTTGGCCGGGCGTCGTCTCACACCTCTTCGCCAACGCGACCAGCCCCTGCTTGTCCAGCGGTTTGATGAAATCGAGAAGATTCATGCGTTCCTCCATTTGGAGCGCACATTAGCAATCGCTAACGTCGCACGCAATAGCAATCAGTAATTTACAGTTTGCTAACCGCGAACCACCATAAGGAAATGGATATCTACCAGTCCCGTATAGCCACGCTTAAAGCGCTCATCAGCGACCTAACGCTCAAAGAATTCGCTGACCGGCACGACCTCGACGCCTCCTACCTGTCGCAAATACTCAACGGCCACAGGAACATGGGCGAGCGTGCGGCTGCCAATCTGGAAAAGAAGCTTTCCTTACTTCCCGGCACGCTGACCGCCCCAGCCATTGGCGGGGGACCGAGCCCAGGCGACGCCGCCTTCTCAGCCACGGCCCAACTCGAGATCGCCAGCAGCTCGGCGGTAGCTGATGCATTAGGACGCTATAACCAGCAAAGGATGCTGCCCGTGATCGGTGAAGTTCAGGCAGGTGAGTTCTGCGAGGCCGTCGACAACTTCCAACCCGGTCATGCAGACGAGTGGATCGAATCCGGAGGGCCGGCCGGCCCCCGGGCGTTCGTGCTTGTCGTCAACGGTTTCAGCATGTACCCAACCCTCGCACCAGGTGAAAAGGTCGTCTTTGATCCTGACATGCAGTGGGCACCCGGTAACATCGTGCTCGCAAAGCGCCTCAGCGATCAGTCAGTGACCATTAAGAAGCTGTGTCGCGACGGCAATGAATACTTTCTGCATGCTACCAACCCCGACTGGCCTGAGAAATATATCAAGCTCAACGAAGAGTGGATGGTCTGCGCCCGAGCAAGACGAAAGATAGTTGAGTTGTAATTTTTAACAGGCGTTGGCTTGGTTAGCACTCATGAAAAGAATAAATTATGAAAAGGATATTTTCGGGCGCCGAGCAGCACTGCGACGTCATAAGATTGAGGTCAAACGAAAGCCAAGACACTACTGTCGCGTCAACCAGAAACCCAAGACAAGGCTTCTTGGACGCGAACTCATAAAGGCCCCTGAGAATATTTCAATTTACGATTTTGAAGGGCCCAACTCGCATTACGAGAAGACAATCTCATTCCTTGAAGATATCGGCAATCGCTACATGCGCACCGATTGTTACATCGACTTTAGTGAAACAAAGCTAGTTACGGCCGCAGCGCTAGTCTTAGTTTATTCAGCAATTGAAACCGCAAGAATCGGCCGCCACGCCAAGGCCAATTTAATTTGGTCTCAGAAATCCGATCGAGTCAACCAAATACTCAAAACAAGCAACCTCCAAAAGCTCATTCAAGGAAATAGCTTTACCTATTCTTTAAGCTCAGCTAGGCACATGCCTATCGTCTCAAGCGTTGGAAGCAACCAGATGGATGAAATAATTGATTTCATCCAGCGCAGCATCTACGCAGAGCAGATGACTCCCAACACCGAATACATATATGGCGACGCTGTATCTGAGACGATAAACAATGTTGGACTGCATGCTTATCCCGCCGCCCCAGATGACGAAAAGCGCTGGTGGCTAATGTGCCAGACATTTGGAAAGAAACTGTATCTCGCCATCTATGACCGAGGCGTTGGAATTCCCAAAACGGTAGTAGAACGCTCTTGGTTCCTAGCTTCCATGCAAACGACTCACCCCGAGGAGTACCAACGCCTTACCGAAGAGTTCCCCGAACTGGAGGCGTCTGGTATAAAGGCCTACATCCCAACACGAATTCCGGACCAAAACCTAATTTACTTGTCCATGCAGGGCGACGTCACCGGAACAAAAAAGGATAAACACGGTCAAGGAAGCAAGAGCATCATGGCTCTCGTTTCGGATACAGACGATGGCCTTTTGTGGGTTTTTAGCAATAAAGGTCTTTATACTTTTAGGCAGGCAGATCGGACCCCTGGTCTAACAGCGCTTTCCAAGAAGTTTCCCGGAACACTAGTTCAATGGAACATCGAGATACCATGAATGACGAAGTCGTCACAATAAACGTTATTAGGGATTTCAACCCGAAACCCTATGGGCGTTACCCGTCAGATGGAGACGGCTGCGGCGAGAATTTTCGGAAGTTCCTCGCCCCCTATCTGCGCTCTCACAAACGCGTCAATGTTGTCCTTGACGGGTACAACCGTTACGGCCGATCTTTTCTCGACGAGGCCTTCGGAGGATTGATCAGAGAGGAAGACTTCACTTACGAACAATTAAAAGCCAGACTGACCTATTCGCACAGCCTTGTTAAAAGCATTGTTCTTGTCATTGATGAACGTATAGAGGCTGCTCGCAAGGATTGTGAATGAGCTCGTTTCAAAACCTTCCAAGTCAACTTACGGCTCTCCTTCTAGGCTGGGCGTTCACTCTCTATCTTGGCCATCGTGCCAGTGTTCGCGCTGAGGCGCTGAAACGCAAAGATAAAGTGATAGATCGGCTCGAATCGCTGTCCTCGTGGGTCGAAGATGAGGTGAGGAAAACTCACTTCGATCCAGCAACATCTGAAGATGCATATGCCGCTATGCTGTCTCAAATTGAGATTCGCCTGGGCCAGCTCAACAAGCTATGTGGCACGGAAGCTATTGCCGCGCGGGAAATTGCTACGCTGAGGGACGTCGATTTTTTTTCGCAAAACCTCCAGACCATCCACTACCAAATCAGAGACCGAGCCACTGGTATCGTCGAGGAGATTGAAATTGCCTTCAATGATCTGTACTTCGAACGCCACGGCTTGCTTCGCCGGGCTCAAGCACTGATACCCGAGCTTTACGGTGTCGTTGCTGCCCTGGCAGGACTGCTGCTGCTAGCAATGCTCGGTAAGGCCATAGCTGACCTATAGCAATATTTAGCATTAGCTATTGCGTGCCTCATTAGCGTTTGCTAATGTCTTCGCGTACCCACTCACCAAGGGAACGCGACAATGGACACAGCACGTCACAACACCACCCGCTGCCCGGTGTTCCTGCACCCGGCAGCCGCAACGAATCCCCGTACCGTCGCCAGCATTCAGCAGGCCACCGGCCAGTCGATCGTGCTCGCCGGCGGCCGCCCGCAGCTCAAGCGCAACACCCTGCCCGCCTTCGAGGACTTCGGCCCGTTTGATGGAGGCGCAGCATGAGCTTCTTCTCCCTCACCAAAGGCAGCGCGGCCGCGCTGGGCATGCTCGCTCGCCACGCAGGCAGCGAAACGCTGCTGCTCACCCAGCCGGCGCGCGAGCTACGCGCCGCGATCAACATCGAGCCGTTTACCTCGGTTGGCAGCAATCTGGTGCTGGCCGAACTGGTTATGCGCGAGCAGCGCCACAGCATGACGCTGCAGCGCGATGACGGCGCCAATGCCCAGCACCTGGCCGACTGGGTCGAGGCAGCAGCCAACGGCACGCTGGATACTGCCGAGGCGATACCGCAACGCGCCGCGCCTGCCGAGCTGCTGCCCTGCTGGATATGCGGCAGTAAGGCTATCGGCTACGACTACGCCATCCCCGGCAACGCGTTTCGTAACGGCGTGAAGTGCCGCCGCAGCAGCTGCCAGTCAGTCGAAGGCGCGGAAACCTCCGAAGCGGCTCACGACGCCTGGAACACCATCCAGCGCGAAGACCTGGACGAGCAGCCCGATGCCACTGCTGACATGGTCAACCACCCGCCCCACTACACCGTCCACCCCAGCGGCGTGGAGTGCATCGAGGTCGCCGAGCACCTGCCGTTCTGCCTGGGCAACGCCTTCAAGTACCTGTTCCATCGCGACGCCAAAGGCAACCCGCTGGAGAACATCGAGAAGGCCATCTGGTACGTCAACCGCCACAACGAGACCTACCCGGCCAAGCCTGCGCTGCCGGAGGAAGCCCGCGAGGCCCTGGGCCAGATCGTGGTGCACGAGCCGTACCCCTTCGCTCAAGCCATGCTGCTGATCGCGGGCCCGGACCAATGCGGGGGCTACGACAACTGCATGCTCATGCTGCAGGAAGAAGCCCAGCGCCTGCGCAGCGGCGCCGAACCGCGCCTGGCAGCCTGAGACCCGCCGCCATGAACCGCGACCTGACCCAAGCCGCCGCCGTGCTCGGCCTCGGCCCGCGCAAGCTGCGTCGCCAACTGCGCGAGCGCGGCATCCTCGACCACGAGGGCAACCTCACCAGCGCCTACCGCGACAAAGGCCACCTGTACGTGGACACCCGCCAGCGCTGGAACCCCGCCATCGGCAACTGGACCCACTACGGCGTGGTCATGAGCACCGAGCGCGGCATCGAGTGGCTGGCCAAACAGCTGGGCATCACCATCACCCGGAAGGACGTCGCATGAACACCTGCATTGATGACGCCATCGGCGCGCTCAAACTCGTGCCCCTGCACTTCAGCCACCCCAGCATGATCAGCCGCGCCACCGTCATCGGCGCTGCCTGCGAGGCCCTGGCCCGCCTGGAGTCCATGCCAGCGCGCAGCAATGAGCTGCTGGAAGCCTTCCGCAAGGTCCGCCAGGTGCTGCGTGAGGGCGACACCGCCTACGTCACCCCCACCACCTGCCCCGAACGCCCCTACGGCGCCGTGGTTGTCGATGCCTCCGGCCGACTGGTGGCCACTGCCACTGGCAAAACCGTCGAGGGCCTCGCCGAGCTCATCCGCCTGCGCCTGCCTGCCAAAAGCGAGGCATGCCCACCAGAGGGGCGTGGGGAGACAGGAGGGCCGCAGGCGTGACCAGCACCTACCAACAGCTCCAGCGCCGCTACGACCGGCCCTGCCTGCCGCTCGACGAGGTGCGCCGCGAATACCTGCCCCACATCAGCAGCGATGAATACCTGATGGAGGCCATCCGCACCGGCACCATCCGCCTGCGCTACGTGCGCCTGGGCGGCTCTCGGCTCGGCCCTCCCGTCGTTTACCTGCGCGACCTCGCCACCTGGCTGGACGCGCACGACCCGAGCAACACCAAACTGGCCACTGACCCAGTGGCGTAACCACTGCAAAAGGACACAGCACGTCATGAGCAATCAACAGATCCCAACCATCCCCGGCACGCCATTCGCCGGCGGCTTCTTCATCGCCCGCTTCCACCTGGACGGCCAGGAATACGCCCTGATCGACTCCGGCTCCGCGGGCGAACTCTCCGGCGAATGGGGCGAGTACGGCCAGGACACCGCCGCCACCCACATCAGCGACGGGCTCAAGAACACCAGCGCCATGGCCGAAGCCGGCAGTGAGCTGGCCAAGCATGCCCGCGAGCTGAACATCGGCGGCTTCAGCGACTGGTACATCCCCAGCCAGCACGAGATCGCCCTGCAGTTCTTCAGCCTGCGCACCGCCCCGGCCTATCAGCCGGCAGAGGCCAACGCCTTCGCCCGCGACTGGTACTGGAGCAGCACGCAGTTCAGCCCGTACAACGCGTGGGTTCAGGACTTCGACGATGGCAGCCAGCACAACGACCCCAAGGTCTACGAGAACCGCGCGCGCGCCGTCCGCAGAGAGCTCATCACTTCATCCATTTAACAATTTGGCCTGCGCGCGCAGCGCGCTCGCCGTAAATTTTGCCGCATCGGCGGCACAACGGCCCATACCAAGGGCCTTCACACAAGAGGCACAGCACATCATGAAACCTACCGATACCAGCGAGTTCATCAACAGCCTCAACGCCGGCGTATTCGCCCAGCAAGTGGGTCGCGCCTTGTCCGACGTGGCCGCCGGCGTGGTCGAGCACGGCAAGAAAGGCAAGCTCAGCATCACCTTCGAGCTGAGCCAGATCGGCGAAAGCAACCAGGTGAAGATCAACCACAAGCTGGATTTCACCCAGCCCACCAAGCGCGGCAGCAAGCGCGAGGACACCGCCCTCGACACGCCCATGTACGTCACCGCCAACGGCCTCGAACTGTTCCAGACAGACCCGACCGCACAGATGTTCAGCCGCGAAGAAGCGCCCGTAATCGCCCGCGAAGTCTGAGCCGGCGCCTGACCCAGCAACACCCAAATCACTCACCAAGGAAGCAACGCAATGTCACTGACCAAAGAAACCGCCCAGCTCATCATCGCCCACGCCTTGGCGGCAGCGGGCCAGCAGATCGAAACCACCGGCCACACGCTCGCCGTCCAGCCGGAGGGCATCAAGCTCGTCAATCTGGAGAAGTACCAAGCCATCCGCGACCGCTTCCGCGGCGCACTCAGCACCCACGCCCTGGCCGACTTCGCCCGCTACGTCGAGCAGCATCCCGGCGGCGACATCAAGCCCCACGGCTTCATCGACCAGGACCGCATGGCCTGCAGCATCATCTTCAACCTGGGCAACGACCATGTGGCCGGTCACGGCGATGACACTGCCACCCTCATCCTCAAGCCCACCGCCGCCTACAAGGCGCTGCTCGGCGTGGTCGGCCAGAGGCTCGATCAGCAGGAACTGGCCGAATTCCTCGAAGACTGGGCACCCAACATCACCGCCTTCGCCGGGGATGAAAAGCTGAACACCGCCCAGGCCATCGCCGGCATTCGCAAGATGACCATCAAGGCCACCAGCCAGCGCGACAGCACCGTTGGCGACTTCAACCACGCGCGCAGCGCCATGGATGAAATCGAGGCCCGCAGCCAGGAAACCCTGCCCACCCGCTTCGAGTTCACCACCGTGCCGTTCGAGGGCCTGCAGCCGGCCACCATCAACCTGCGCCTGTCCGTCATCACCGGCAGCGATGCGCCCGTTCTCAAGCTGCGCTGGGTAGCCGAAGAAGCCCAGCGCGAAGAGTTCGCCCGCGAGTTCAAGGGCGTGATGGAGCAGCAGGTCGGCGGCTTCGTCCCGCTCACCATCGGCACCTTCCAACTCGGCGCCTAAACCACAACCCGCCGGCCTCACCAGCCGGCGGCACAACCACAGGGGACACAGCACATGAACTTCACCGTCTACCAGGTACTGGCTTTCATCGGCGCCATCGCCGGGATGGCCATCGTCTTCGGGCTGGGCTACGTCGAAGGGCGCCGCGCTCACCGCGTCGAACTGTCGCGCGTCTGTCGCGCCCGAGCCGAAGAAATCGAGCAGTGGCGCCACCGAGTACAACGCGCCGAGCACGAGCAAAACATCAGCCGCCTCAACGCCGTCCAGGCTATTGAGCTTGTCACCGAAGAACGCGATCGCGCCACCGATGACGCCACCGCCCTTCGCCTGCAGCTCATTACCGCCAACGAGCGCGTCTCCGCCTTGCAGGCCGTCAGCCTCAACGACGAAGCCGCCGAAGACCTGGCAGCCATGGCCAACAAGCTCAGCCTGGCCGCAACTCAGTTCGGCCTGATGGGCGCAACCGACCAGGCCAACAGCGCTCGAGCGCTCTCCCTCAAGGCGCGCGACCTCTCGCAGCGCTACTACGCCGCCCAGCCGGCCCCTCAACTGGAGGCCGTAGCATGATCAAGGCCACCCACTTCATCGTCGATCTGGAAACCATGGGCAACGGCCCGCGCGCCGCCATCGCCAGCATCGGCGTAGCCGTTGTCCGCGAAGGACTGCTGACTGACAGCACCTACATCCCCGTCAGCCTCGAAAGCAGCGTGCAGTACGGCGGCGAGCTGGATGCCAGCACCATCCTCTGGTGGCTGGGCCAGGGCGAAGAGGCACGCGCCGCCGTGCGCGCCGGAGCAACCCCGCTGCGCGACGCCCTGAATTACCTCACTGACTTCATCCGCAGCCACTCGCCTATGCCGAATGCCACCTACATCTGGGGCAACGGCTCAAGCTTCGACTGCGTAATCCTCCGCTCGGCCTACCAGGCGGCAGGGCTCGAAGCGCCCTGGCCCTTCTGGAACGACCGCGATCTGCGCACCCTGCTCGCTCTACACCCCGAGGCCAAGAACCTCCCCTTCGAGGGCATCAAGCACCACGCGCTAGACGATGCGAGGCACGAGGCCAAGCAGCTGGTAACAGCGCTGGGGCTGCAAACCACCCACCGCACCCGCGCCCTCAGCACCTGGGAACGCGTCGATGAACACCACGCCGGCGGCGAAGCGCCGCTGTGCATGTAACGGCCCGAGGATCAGCATATGAACGCAATCAATCGCACCAACCTGCCCACCATCGGCGCCCCGTTCGAAGGTGGCTTCTTCGCCGGCTTGTTCGCCCTCAACGGCGAGACCTACGGGCTGATCGCCTCGCCCCGCGCCGAGGGCGAGCTGGAAGAATCCCGCTGGGGCAAATACGGCCAGGACCTGGCCACCGCACGCAGCTACAACGACGGCATGGCCAACACCCAAGCCATGGCCGAGGCCGGCTCCGATCTCGGCCGCTGGATGCTGGCACTGGACATCGCAGGCTTCACCGACTGGTACCTGCCCAGCCGCGACGAACTGGAACTGCTGTACCGCAACCTGAAACCGACCGAGCGGCACAACTACTGCTCCTTCCGCGATGGAGACAACCCAAGCAGCCTGCCGGTCGGCTACCCGTACACCAAGGAAAGCCCAGCCCGCACCTCCTGCATCGCATTTGCAGACGACGGTGAACAGGCCCTGGCGCCGCGCTGGTACTGGAGCAGCACGCAGTGCAGCCCGTACAACGCGTGGATTCAGGCCTTCGACGATGGCGGCCAGGACACCGTCCGCAAGGACTACGAGTACCGCGCGCGCGCCGTCCGCAGATTCAAGGTCACCCCTTGACCACTTCAACCCTTTAACCCCTTGACGCCGCGCGCGTAGCGCGCGGTTTCGCGAGTTTTCCAGCATGGCCATTACCCAACACCTGCCGATCTACAAGCTGGCCAGCGACTTGACCAGCCTTGCGGCCGATCTCACCAAGAACATGCCGCGCGACTTCAAGCGGACCCTGGGCGAGAAGGTGCTGATCGAGTGCATCGACATGAGCATCCTGATCTTCCGCGCCAACGTCGCGGCCGGTCAGGAGCGCCTGGCCCACATCCAGCACCTGCTGGAGCGCAACCAGGTCATCGAGCTGATCCTGCGCCTGTGCGTGGATCGCCGCCTCATCAGCACCCGGCAATACGCAAGGGCAATCGAGCTCACCAACCAGCTCGGCCGGCAGGCAACCGGGTGGAAAAAGCATGCAGCCGCGCCTGCTGTCTGAGCGTCACGGCGCTCAGGCCAGTGCGACTTTGAATCTGGTCGTGCCGCTGGCCTACCCGGCCACCGCCATGCGCAACAGGGGAACCATCCGGCAACGTCCGGGCAGGCTCCGCGCAGTTTCGCCGCTGAGCAATCGGCAGCGCGACTTAGATAGCACGACCCGGCGCAGTACAGCCCGAACAACGCGTGGATTCAGGACTTCGACGATGGCAACCAGAACAACGACCACAAGGACAACGAGAACCGCGCGCGCGCCGTCCGCAGCTTCAACCGGCCACACCTCCGGCCATGCTGGTTTTTCTTTCGCGGCCCTCGTGCAAGCCTACATCGACTGCCGCCGCAGCAAGCGGCGCAGCAACAGTGCGCTGGCCTTCGAGCTCGACATGGAGCGCAACCTCATGCAACTGCATGCTGAACTGAACAGCGGCACCTGGCAGCCAGGCACCTCCATCTGTTTCGTAGTCACCCACCCGAAACCTCGGGAGGTATGGGCCGCGGACTTCCGCGACCGCATCGTTCACCACCTGCTCTACAACCACATCGGCGCCCGCATCGAGCGAACCTTTATCGTCGATTCCTGCGCCTGCATCGAAGGCCGCGGCACCCTGTACGCCGCCAAGCGCCTCGAACAAAAGGTGCGCAGCATTACCCGCAACTGGAAACGCCCAGCCCATTACCTCAAGTGCGACCTGGCCAACTTTTTTGTCAGCATCGACAAACACGTGCTTGCCCAGCAGCTCGCCACGCGCATTCCAGAACCACACTGGCAACGCCTCGCCTTGCAGATCCTCTGGCACGACCCGCGGGAGAACTACCAGCTGCGCAGCGCCCCGCGCCTGCTCAATCGCGTACCACAGCACAAGCGCCTGACAGCCCAACCCGCCCACCTGGGGCTGCCGATCGGCAACCTCAGCAGCCAGTTTTTCGCCAACGTCTACCTCGACGCCCTGGACCAGTTCGTGAAGCACCGGCTGCGCGCCAAGCATTACATCCGCTACGTCGACGACTTCGTCCTGCTGCACGAGAGCCCACAGCAACTCAACGCCTGGCACGACCAGATCGAGGCGTTCCTCGCCGAGCGCCTGCATGCCCGGCTCACCCCCAGCAAGACGATCCGCCAGCCGATCGCCCGGGGCGTAGACTTCGTCGGCCAGGTCATCCTCCCGCATCGCCGCGTCACCCGCCGCAAGACGGCCACACACGCAATCAGCCGCGTCGCCACCGTGCCGGCTGCGGGCCTGCGCGAAACCGCGAACAGCTACTTCGGCCTGCTCAGCCAAGCCACCCACAGCCATACCGACCGCAAGCGCCTGGCCAAGACCGTGCTGCTCCGCGGCAACACAGTGAATGCCGCCCTGAGCAAGACATTCCAAACCAGCACGCGCTCCAGATAAACAAGCAGACACAGCAACGAAAGCCGCCGGCCACCAACCGGTGATCAACAGAGGACACAGCACATGATCCAGCAGACAAAACCCCTTCGCCGCCCACCCTCGCGCAGCCGCGTGCCGGGCATCTTGCGCATGAGCCAGATGACCGGCATGTGCGACATCTGCAACCGCCACCGCTCGCAGGGCAACCACGTCCCCTGCTCCGCCCAGCGCCAGGCCAAGTACCGGCATCTGTGGGAGGCGCAGCAGTGAAAAACCTCTATCGCATCCACCCTCAAGCGCACAAGAGCGTTACCGGGAGGAAAGATGAATGAGCTGGCTCTTTTCGCGGGCGCTGGTGGCGGAATTCTCGGCGGCCACCTGCTGGGATGGCGCACCGTCTGCGCCGTTGAGCGTGATGCCTACGCAGCACAAGTTCTGGCGCAACGACAAATCGATGGATGCCTCCCAGCTTTCCCGATTTGGTCTGACGTGTGCAGTTTTGACGGAAGACCGTGGCGAGGCCTTGTTGACGTGGTTTCGGGCGGGTTCCCATGTCAGGACATATCAGCTGCCGGGAATGGCGCTGGTATCGACGGTGAGCGGTCCAGCCTCTGGCGTGAAATGGCTCGAATCGTCGGCGAGGTACGACCTCGATTCGTCTTCGTGGAGAACTCACCGTTGCTTGTGGGAAGAGGACTTGCCGTGGTCCTCGGTGACCTTGCCGAGTTGGGGTATGACGCGCAGTGGTTTCGTTTATCAGCATCCGACTGCGGAGCGCCCCATCAGCGGGACCGTGTCTGGATTGTGGCCAACGCCAAAGGCGAACGACGCGGAGAAGCGCGGGAACTTCGATGTCTCGAACCCGCGCAACGGGCTGCCGGCAGCGGCGAAGAGCTGGCCGACCCCCGTCGCGTCGATGAGCAAGGGCAGCTCACCTGCAAGCCTGACCCGAAAGTTGGGGGCGGACCGCAGCAACGACCGGCTGGACCATGCCGTGATGGCTTCGGACGGTGGCCAGCTGAACCCCATGTGGGTCGAGTGGCTGATGGGGTGGCCCACCGGGTGGACCGACTTAAAGCCCTTGGAAATGGCCAAGTTCCACGAGTGGCAGCGGCAGCATTCCGCACGCTCTCAGGACAGGAGTAATGCAGCATGACCTGCTCAATCTTCTTCAGCACCGAACTCCCCAACGACCGCCCCCAAGTCAGCGGCGCCCTGCCCCGCGCACCGCAGCGCTGGACAATGGAATGGCTCGTCAAAACCCCGGACGGCCGCACCCACGTGAACAACTCACGCACCATCCAGCGCGCCACGGTGGCCGAGGTCAACGCCATCATGGCCAGCACCATCGCCGACATCAAAGCCGAGATCGGCGACCTGGCCACCTTCATCAGCTGGCGGCTCACCAGCCACGGCGGCACCAAGAAGCATCGCAAAGGAGGTAAGCGGCGATGAGTATCGTATTCCTTACACACGACCAGATTTGCGAACTGACAGGCGCCCGAACCAAGGCTGGGCAGATCACAGTGCTAAAGCAGAACGGCATTCGACACACGATCAAGATGAGCGGCTGGCCGTGCGTCATCGCATCCTCATTGACAAACGAGGGGGCTAACCAGCAGAAAGAGCCTGCCACGTGGCAGCCGAGGAAAGCAGGATAAATGGGCAGAAAGCCAAGCAAAGCCGGGAGCATCGCCCGGCTGCGCGAAAGAAAGCGCGGCGCCAAGATTTACTATTACTACGATCTGGGCGGCAAGCCCCGCAAGGAGATTCCCCTCGGAACCGACTATGGGCTAGCGATCCAGGAGTACGCGCGCCTGGAAAAGAACCGCACGGCCGATACCTTGGTACGCGACGTGCTGACGTTCCGCTATGTCGCTGAGAAGTACGTCGACGAAGTGGTGCCGACAAAGGGCGCCGCTACGCAAAAAGACAATGCCCGTGAGCTGAAGCAGTTGCTCGCATTTTTCGATGACCCGCCTGCGCCGCTCGATGCCATCGAGCCTCAACACGTCAAGCAGTACCTACGCTATCGCGGCAAGACGGCTCCAGTACGGGCGAACAGAGAAAAAGCGCTCCTCAGCGCGATCTGGAACTTCGCACGCGAGGCTGGGTACACGAAGCTGGCCAACCCATGCGCAGGGGTGAAGGGGCATAAGGAAACAGGGCGTGAGGTCTACATCGAGGACGACATATACAAGGTGGTATATGACAACGCCGACCAACCGCTCCGCGACGCCATGGATCTGTTCTACCTAGCGGCCCAGCGAGTCACTGATACGTTGAAAATGGACGAGCGCCAGATCAGAGACGGGCACCTGGAGATCACTCAGGGCAAGACAGGGACCAAACGACGCATCGCTATAACTGGAGACCTGAAGGCCCTGCTGGATCGAATTGCGCAGCGGAAGTCAGGCTACAAGATTCGCTCAACGAGACTGGTAGTGCTCGAAAGCGGGCAGCCAATGACGTACAGCACGCTGCGCAGCCGGTTTGACCTGGCTCGAGAAAAGGCCGGAGTCGAAAAAGCGGAGTTCCAACTACGAGATCTGCGCGCCAAGGCAGGAACAGACAAAGCCGAGTCGAGCGGAGACATTTTGAAAGCCCGCGACCAGCTCGGCCACACAACCGTCGTCATGACGGAGCAGTACATCAGGGCGCGCCGCGGTAAGGCCGTCACCCCGACCAAATAA